TTTTCGCAACTGTCTTTGTTTTTGACATAAAAATAGGAGAGTAGTAATCTTAAAAATCACCACTCTCCATACCTCATAAAATATCTCTTTTATACTTATTTGGCTGCTAAAAACACCTTCCAAGATATATCTTTTGCAGTAAATTTTCCATCTGGATTCTTTAATCCTACGACTTCTTTCTGGAATTTTTTCATAGCAGCTATTGTATTATCTCCAGCTTCCCCATCTGTCCCTTTAGTGTCATATCCTAGAGCTGTTAATTTTTCCTGTAATAGCTTTGTTCTTATCCCTTTAGTTCCCAATTGGATAGTAGGGGTTTTAGATAAGGTTTCATTTCCAGCTTTACCATCTACTTCAGCCTCAATTACCTTCTGAAATCGCTTTGTCCAGGCTATATTATCGAACTTAACATCTGAAGCTGATTTTGGAACTTTAATCCTATTGTTTTCAGGGATTTCCACCTTCCAATAGTATTTAACCTCATACTGCCAATCTTCAATTCTTGCCTTTAGTCTATTAGAATCTGTACTTGCAGGATCATTTATATATACATACCCATTGTCATAAGCATAACATAGTACATAATGTCCACCCTTTGTCCATCTACCAACTCCCATAACAGCAATAATCCAATTCTCTTTTTGTAATTCTGATAGTACAGCTTTGTGTACAGATGCCGTTTTGTTATGATAAACATTCGTATTGTTCAACATAATACAATTTATATCATATTCGGCTAACTGAGGTTTAAAATATGTATAAGCAGTACCTTGTCCTTTAATCTTATAACCATGTGTCTTAGACCATTTTGCAGTGTCAACAGGTGTAATAATTTTATTCTTCAATGATGCAATTACCATGGCAGCACATGTAATTCCGCACCCAGCAGATTTGATTGTATTGGTTTCTCCTTTTGCAGAATAATCTAATACTGCCCAATTTGAATCATATTGTTTATAATCAACTGGTTTATTAGCCATAATATTACTCCTTTCAAATTAGAAGAGGAGTAGTTCTCTACTCCTCCAATAAATTATTATTTATTTGTATTAATGGTATATTTATCTAACTCCGTAAATACAGCCTGTATAAGTAAATCTATCTGTCCGTCCGTAATATTAATATGGTTTTTCTTTATGTATTCTTTAATTTTTTCAACTACATAAGCCTTTTTCTGCTCGCCAGATTTAGATATTAGTTTATAAATAGACTCTGCCGCATTTACTGCCTTTTCTATAAATGCGATTAGTCCAACATATTTCTGATCTTTGAGTTTATTACTTACAAACGGGATAAGATACCTAAACACAACCAAGACCAAAATACTCACAGCATATTTAATAATTGTAAATAATGTTTCATTCATAATAAAATCCTCCTATAATTAAAAAAGAGCCTATAGGCTCAACAATAAGTACTTATTCGTTTTCTGTTTCTGAAGACTCAACTAATTCTTTACCATATTTCTTAGTTAGCTTTATTTCATTTTCCTTACGAGCTTTCCAGAAATAAAATCCTGTTCCAGTTGCCATTTCAGTAAAAACCCCTGGTATTAAATATGCCAAAGCAGAAGAGTCTTTTGTATACCACATTAATGCCATACTGTATATAATTATAACAATAGTTATAACCATAATTATGTAGAATATCTTTTTACTAAATTCCATTTTCTTACTATTTTTACTTATAATATTATCACCTACTTTATTATGAACTTAAGAAATTCAATAACTCCATATATACATCCCCCACCAAGAGCAAATGGAAGAATTTTTTCTTTAATATAAGACAAAAAATCTACCTTTGACTTTTCATCCACTTTTTCGATTTTTTGCTTTACATCTGTTATTTGTTCATCCATTTTGTTTTCCAATATCTTTTGGCCTTGTTTAACATCATTTACCGAATCCTTAATAGATGACATATCTTGGGCTATTAATTTAACACTTGAAGTCAATTCATAAATAGCTTTTTGCTCATTTTTTATATCTTTAATCTCTTCTTTGATTTCTTCTATTTGATGACTATTGCTTCGACTTCTTGCATCGACTTCGGTTAATTTAATTATTTCTTCATTTTCCATTTACATCGCACCTCACCCTTTCGTATAATGCTCATAGTCTATTGAAAAACTATGAGAGAAGTGGTACAATGTCTTTACCACTTGTTGGTAAACGATAGGCATCTAATCTCCCAAGGTTCTTTTGCCTATCGTTTAAGAATTTTTGCCGATCGATAACATATAAGAGGCAGACTTAATCCCCTGAGTGCTTTTCTGCCTCTGCACGCAAAATAAGAGTCTAAATGTAGACTCTTTATTTTCTTGTATACAAGATATAGTGATTAAAACCATAGAATACACAATATATAGTATAAAATTCCATATAAAACACAGATTTTATGCATATATTAATAAGTTTACATAACTTGGATTTGCATAATCACCGTTAGAATTCTTAAAATTCAATAACAGCTGCTTATTAGTGTTTCCACTCGGATATTCTATTGTATATCCAGCTTCTGGTAAAATAATATAGTTACCGATAGTCTTAAAACTACCTTGCTTTAGATTTACAACTAAATGTCCCACACTCGGATTTTCAATGGATTTTATATTATACGCCTGTGTAAAGGAAGTCAAGTTCCCTATAAAAGCCATAGCAATAGGGTATTGAGAAATATAATTAGGAGCAAGTGAAGGTATATCATAAAAATTACCCATACTATTTAAATTTACATTACCAGTCTGTGCATAATAAGGCTGTGCATATTCTGGGTAATAGGTTTTAAAACTATTACCTTTCAAATTCAATACTGTAATATTATTTGCTCCTCCGGTGATATTTATGGTGTTGGCAGATGTTTGTGTAGACGTTCCATTCATGAAAGAGCATCCTGTAATATTAATAACAGTATCTCTATCCGTATTAACTAACATTATGTTGGCTGTTCCGTTATTAAATTCGAAATATGTACCACTAATATTACAGCATGTGGATTCATTCACGCTTGGCTCAACTATGTATATAGGAGCATTGGAAAATGATTGAGTTTTATCTCCGCATCTTTCCATAGAACCATTGTAAATATTTAATTGGCTTCCTCCATCCATATAAACTGCATAAAAATTTATATCTAAAAATACACAGTCACTTATTGTTATAGCATTTGGCGGAGACATAACATCCATTTTCCCAAGCAAGATTCCCACTTTACAAAATGTTATTAAATTTCTATTAAAAGTTAAGAATATAACGTCTTTACACCTAAACCCACTATCAAAATGTGTTATAAAACAATCGCTAAATTCTGAAAACAATACTCTGCTTAGAATTACCGCATATTCATTTGTTGTATCTGTTCCTCTTAATGTCATCCCTTTGAATACAAAAGATAAATCAGGATTGTTTGGGACAGGATTATTAAAACTAAAAATAGCACTGGTACTTGAAACTGTTTTCTTTAAATTAACTAACCACTTCCCGTCACCTATAATATTAACAACTGCATTATTAGTTCCGTAGGTGATATTTACTGTACTATTAATTATGTATGTTCCTGTAGGAAAATACAATGTTCCACCACCATTAGCAAGTAGATAATCAACCATTGACTGTAGATTTCCGGAATTATCACTTGTCCCAGTGCTGTCAGCTTTACCAATATTATTTGGAGGATTTAATACATTAATAAAATGATTTTTATTAATATTTATTTTTCCATTAACCTCATTTATAGCAACAACCAAATCAGCGTTTGATTTTGTTTGCAATTGGGTTAAGTCACCGACATCAGGAACATTCATCGTTCCATTAATCGCTATTTTTACATTTCCTCCCCCTTTAACAATACCAGTTACTGTATCAGTAGCCATCTCTACAACAGCAATATACCCTAAGTTTATCCATGATGTACCATTGTATCTATAGCTTACATTCTCTCCTGTAACAGTAACTGTCCATCCATTTTCAGGGTTAGGATAAGTAGTTGCCAAATCTGAATATGTAGGCACAGCATCCTTAAAAACTTTAAGTGTTTCAACAGCTAACTGGTTGGCAATAGCATTAGCATTAGTCGCAGCGGAATTTGCATTTGATGTTGCGGAATTTGCATTACTTGTAGCCGTGTTAGCAAGGTCAGCCTTTTCATTAGCATTAGTAGCAGCATTAATTGCTAAAGAGGCTTTACTATCGGCGTTACCAGCTGCCGCGTTAGCCAAAGAAGCTTTGCTATTTGCATTAGTCGCAGATGAGTTTGCATCCGATGTTGCAGTGATCGCATTACTTGTAGCCGTGTTAGCAGCTGTGGCGGCATTATTAGCATTGCCTGTAGCTTCCTCCGCAAGCGTCAGTATCGCAGCAGCATCTCCAACTCTTAATTCCATATCTTGTAGAGCTGTGAATTCAGATGTATTAACTACAACAGACTCAATATCCACATTTTCTTCAATTAGCAAATGAAGTCTAAAGCTTTTTAATTCTCCACCAGTAAAAGAATCAGTTATTTTAAATTGAGCTGAGTGTCTGCCTGATTCGGCAGAAATAGCTGGTGTTATATCAAATTCAACTTGATTATTAACAACAGGACAATTATTGTATATAACTGCTCCATTAAACTTAGTCATTTGAAACCTGACAATAGCAGTTGCTGGAATTATATATTCATTACTTCCATCAAGAAAATTAATATAAAACTTTCTGTCTATATTATCTCCTTGCGGTATATGTATTTTAATAAAAGACGATTGACTAGAAATATCTATATCTAGTGCCTTATTAATAGCCATAGTTCCTCCTTTCATTTTTTTGTTAATTGTTCTCATCAATCATAAAATCAAGATTAAATAGAAGATACGGTTTAATTTCTTTTGATTTACCTTCTATAAAATAAGAGAGTGGAATAGTTAAAAATTCTATTTCACTCTCACAATTAAGCAACTCATTATGTTTTTCTATATATTCAGCTTTTATATTTGGATAAATTTCTGGTTCATTATTAGCATTAATAACAAAAGATCCATCCTCTTTTTTTATGGCATATTCATCTAAGAGTTTTCTTTCAAATTCGGCGTAATCTTTTAGAACTGATTCGATTTTTCTTAAATTTCTTCCAAGATTCCATCCAGCTTTTGTGTCTAAATCATAAGACATTAGTTCAGTAATAGAATTACTTATATTAATTAAATCTATATTTTTAAAAATTTTCCTCTCCATAAAATCTCCGTTTCATCTTTATTTTTTCGTATCAAAAAAGCACCCTCTATGAAAAGATGCTCCTTAATAATTACCAGTATTTTTTTAATCTTTCTTTTTTTACAACATTCACATTCATATAAAACGCCTTTAATCCTATCCACCAAATAGGTGTTTTATAATAAATATCTTTCTACCCATGTATGCTCACTTTTTCATATTTTGTCTCTTCTTTCTTGATTTTATTTCAATTTGTTACAACTATTGACATAGTTATTATATGGTGCTATCCTTATATGGTAAATAATACCTAGGAGGAGGGTTATATATGTCTGTAAGCGAAAATTTTCAAACCTTTTGCTCAAATTTAAGAATGGATTCAGATACTATTAGTACAATTCAAAACAGGTATCATCAAATAACCAAACGAATTAATCTTGATTATTACAATAATACATCTGATACCAATCATAGTCTTTATGTTGGTTCATATGGTAGAGGAACAGAAATATTTACAAGCGATATTGATATGATTGTAGTATTGCCATATGCGACATATGTAAAATTTAATGCATATTCAAGTAACGGACAATCTGCCTTATTACAAGAAGTTAAAAATATTCTTCAAAAAACATATAGTACATCATATCTAAAAGGAGATGGACAGGTAATAGGAATTAATTTTTCAGATGGTATCAACTTTGAAATTGTTCCTGGTTTCATCAATGAAAATGGTTCCTATACATATCCTGATTCTAATAATGGCGGTAGTTGGAAAACTACAGATCCTAAAAAAGAAATCGATGCTATGAATACAATGAACGCTGAAACTAATAAAAATTTAAAACGATTATGTCGTATGGCACGATCATGGAAAAATAACTGCTCAGTATCTCTAAACGGTATTTTAATTGACACATTGGCATATAAATTCATAAAAGACTGGGATTATAAAGATAAATCTTATTTATATTATGATTATATGAGTCGTGATTTCTTTAAATATTTAAAAGATGTTGATACTTCCCAATTATATTGGTTAGCTCCTGGTAGTAATAAATTTGTATATAAAATTGGCAATTTTCAAACCAAAGCCTCAACAGCTTACAACCTATCATTAGAAGCTATACAAAAAGAGTCGGACGGATATTCAAGTTCCTCAAAGCAAAAATGGAGAGAAATTTATGGAACGAAATTCCCAAGCTAGCCAAGGTTATAAATTGGAATCTCAAATTAGAGAAGCTTTTGGACGAGTAACTTACACGCAGACTTGTCATGATAAAATAATAAATAGGTTATTAAGAAAAAATAATAACATAAAGATATGGCAAATAATTTTATCTTCTTTTACTTCTGGTAGTTTTTTAGTGTCCATCTTTAGTAATCAGAAAATTTCAAGTTTTATTGGTGCAATACTCTCATTACTTTTATTAGTATTAAATACTTATGTAAAGAACTTTGAGTTAGTTCAAACTTCGTTACAGCATCAATATGCTTCAGATGCATTATGGAAAATACGCGAAGAATATGTATCTTTACTGACTGATTTTGAACTGCTCTCTTCTGAAGATATAATGATAAAAAGGGATGAGCTTCAAGAAAGAACATCAGAAGTCTACAAAAGTTCCCCCAGGACTGATCCAAAAAGTTATAAGCAAGCGCAGAAATCATTAAAAACAGAAGAAGAACAAACTTTTTCAGAAAAAGAAATAGATGTAATGTTACCAAATTCAATTCGACGTGATAATCGCCAAACTATTGATTAATATTACTTTAAAGTATGTTTACGATTTATAATCTGAATTTCGTTAATTTCTTTCCATAATTTATTAGAAATTTCTTTTTTAGAATTACATAGAGAACAATAAACTACACTAATATTACACCCAACAACATTAGTGTAGTTATTTATTTCTTTCCAAACATGTTTGCAAAATAAATTCTTTATCATTTTCCCTCCAATTATAAATTAATTTTGTAGCCATAATAATATCAATTTAACCCATCAAAAAAGCACCCTTCGAGTAGAAGAGTGTTTAGTATATGTTTTTTATTTAGTTTTTGACATTAAAAAACACCTCCCAATGAGATGTTCATAATTAGCATTTTGCTTATAATATAAGTCCAGTACTTAATATTATAAACTTTGTAGATATTATTTTTTAATAATACCCTGTTTCAAATAAAAGATCGTCCCATGCTTGTTGTTCCATATCTTCTAGTTGCCACTCAAGTTCCTTAATATCTTGGTCAAGCCACCAAGATTCCATACATTTTTCTGTGAATTCTTCTCTGTCTTCATAAGCATCATTAAGATATTCTTCGTAATCATCCTGATTCATGAAATTTTCACCTCCATGCATTAGTGATGTACATGTACAAAATGATTATAACACTAAGGTAAATTTTTTACAATATATAAATATGAAAAAAGCACCTACAAATTAATGTAAGTGCCTTTTCAGGTCAGAATAAAAATTCCGACACACATTTTTAAAAAATATGATTGATGTGAAAACATCAATTCACCGTATTAGTATATATTTATTATAGGTCAATTATGCCTTTTTGTCAATATTTATTTTAATATCTAAATTTTTTATAATAGCAGTATTAACCAAATTTAAATTGTCATCAGTTATTTTTGCAACTGGTGTTAATGATAATCTTTTTTTTGAAATTTCTCTCATATGAACTATATTAATATATCCGTCAACCTTCTGAGTATAACCATCTTCAATTTCAACTGGTATTTCGTAAAAATCTATTAATTTTAATCTTTCCGTTCCATCTTTTGTTTTACACCTTATATAACTTTTCCCATCTTTCTCTACTATATCTTTATGCTCGTATGTTGTAATTGGTGCAACAATTGTAGTATCTGCTTTGGTGTTTCCAACATCATTTTGTAAAATAACAACAGGTCTTTTTAAACCCTGTTCACTTCCAATGTTTATACCCAATTCACAATAAAATATTTCACGTTGCTTAATCACTTTTGGAATATCCTTAGTTCTCAAGTCTATGCTTTTATTAATCCATTCTAAAAACTCTAAGTTACCTCCCAATACATTTGCGTATAAATTTATATTCTTTTTCAAGTGAAATAAAAATTTACTAAGTTTTGCTATTTCTTCAGTTAATTTAAAAATCAACTTAGGAATATCCCCTATAATATATTTATTCTCCATTTCTCTTCTCCTCATCCTAGGTATAATATACTATTATATGACAAACTGGTAAGAGATGGAAGAGTGAACATATGTTTATTGTAGTAGTTATGCGATAACATGGTAGGATGTCAATTGCAAAATAAAAGAGAGGGAGAATACCCACTCTAATTGTAGTTACCATTTATATCCGCAACTTTTACATTCAAATGTCTTTCTTACTTTACTACTAAATAATCCAAACATAGCACCACCAACTGCTTTTTCTGACAATGATATCTTCTTAATACTAGTAGAATTACAAGTTGGACATTTTGGAATATTTATATTTTGGGCAACTGGCTGTGTATCTGTATAATTATAATATTTATTTTGTGGTGGTTGCGGTCTTACTCCTATATCTACTGGATTTTTATGTATATCTAATATTTCAATAGAAATTAAGTTGTTACAAAATGGTTGAGCAAGTTTTTTAACTTCATCATAAGATAAGTTTTCTGCCAAGATAACTGGTGAACTATCAACAATGTCTTTAGCTTCTTTCAAACCATAACCAAATAGTTCTCTAACTATTCTTATTGCTTTTATTTGAAGGGGCGTTTGATTAAGTTTCAACGTATATATATCAGATTCAATATTATTTACATTCTTAATCGGACAACCACAATGGGGGCAGCTCACTGCCTTATCGGATATTTCCCTGTTACATTCTGGACAATTTATTAGTGCCATAAAATACCACCCTTTTTTATTTTATTATATATCAGGTGGCATAATATGACAATAGAAGTGTAGATGTTTAAACCCTATCCTATTTTTATCTCAATTGAATCAACCTTATGAATGCCATTTTTAAGACAGAAAAAGCTTAAAATATAACCAAATAAATATATTGCAAGATATATATAGTTTCCACCCTGTAATATTAAATAAATACCAAATGGAAAAAACATTAGTAGTAGTAAAGTATATATAATCCATCCATAAATTTTGATTTTTAGTATTGTTGTTTCCATAATTTCTCCTTATTTTTGAACAAATGTTCTGTATACCATATTTATCCATATTGTGATATTATAATTATACCTTGTGTCCGACATAAGCAGGAAAGGATACATAAGTGACCGATTTTTGTGCTATAGTGTCTACTGTTACCGGAGTCATAGCTCTGGTGATTGCAATAGTAGACCATAAAAAGAAGTAGTAATGAATTTTTAATTTTGTGCTATTAGTATACGGATTGGCTAAGTCATATATACTATGGGTGACTCCAGAACACAGTAATAAAACTACTCGTTGCTTATGTCTTAGGTATAGAAGGTGTAGGCTATAATGTATACGAATGCACGAAATGGGTATTGACAAATTTTTTATATGTATTATAATGAAGATAGTACAAAAATCAAAAAAGTCATTGATGTAAACTTTTTGAGTCTGCACATACAACCTAGTCAATTGTATGAATAACCAGATTTAAATCTTCATCATCAGAAGAAAGTGGTGCCTTAGAAATAGGGTGCCATTTTCTTTTGCTTTATATTAATATTGCATTACAAAAGGCTGAGATTTCTCCCAGCCTAATTACTATTAAGATTTAGTTGTTACTGTTTTAGTATATAAAACATTTGAAATAGACTTGTTTTGCTGAGTTACTAAATCTGGTATGTTATTCTGAATTATCTCAATTTTGTATTTGGTCTTGGGATCTAGTTTGGTTATAGTGTTTTTGGTGTATTCTTTTCCATTGACTTTGAAGGTATAACGATTATCATTGTTATTAAGGTTGATTTTAATAGAATCTTTGGTAACTGTAATCTTGGGAGCTATGGTAAAATTTACGATGAATTGACTGTCAATTACATTGAATTTTATTTCAGAAGGAGTAAATCTAAAATTCACTAATGTATATCCAATCCTTGTGTTATATATATTTTTTGAAAAACGGATATCACCACTAACTTTTCTTCCAATATAATCTGTTATATTCAAATCATCTTTTATTTTAGAATCATATGATATAGAAGTATACTTATCTATTCTATTATCTAAGCTATTCACTTCAAAAATTTTAGAATCTTCATATAATATTGTTGGATCAAATTTAACAACCTTTAAATTAATTGTATGTGTAATCAAAAAATCACTACCATTATGAAAAAAGGTAAGAGTGTACTGTGATGTATTTAAATTGACAGTTCCCCCAGAATACATAACATTAAAATCATCAATAGAATACTCTTTGTTATTATGGATTATCTTACCAGTAATTGAAAAATCACTCGTCATTGGGAAGTCTCCTTCCATATATGATTTATCATTAGTTATTTCTCCATAAAACCCATTTTCTAAAGTTTCTTCAGCAGCTTCAACATGTAAAGAAGACAAAGAAATTCCAATAAATAAAAACATTAGGCATAAACTTATTTTAAGTTTCATTATACCCCTCCTCGTTATTAAATTATATATAAATAAGTATAAACATTATTATCATAACTTGTCAATCTTTACATATTGCTAACTTAAATTATATTCCTATTTTTGCTATTATTTTTTGTATCATAAGAGTATTCCAAGCATGCATGTTTTCATAATTTACTACATGAATTTTTCCGTCTAATAAATATTGCCCTTCATCTAGATTATCTCTTTTATCTCTAATTTCTATAATATTATAATCTAAAGCACTATACCCATATTTTTCAAATGCAGACTCTATTTCTTGCGCTAAGAATCCAAAGTGCGTGCCTTCACCATATCCCTTGCACTTAAATTCATACATTTTTGGTTTAAGTTCCATAAATAATCCATAGGGCAATTCTTCTAACGATTTAATATTTTTTTTCAATCTAAAATCTGAAGAACTTTTTCGTTGAAAATTATTATCAACCCAGTTATATCCTGCGGCTCTAGCACCATTAAATTGAATATATCCATCAGTTGAATCATCTGCTGGAATTATATTTGTATGAATATTATATGTGGTTAAAACTATTTGCCCTCCTGAGTAAACCGTTTGTCCAGATATCGTCCCAAATGTACCAGAAGATGCGCTCATTCCTCCGTTTGCTGTTAATGCTCCACTTAATGTCATTGTTTTAAAAGTTCCATCACCATTTTCACATTTAACTCCTGTACAAACAATATTTCCATTGGTAATTAAAAGTTCATTAGCACCATTATTATAAATTCCTATCTGTTTAGCTCCTATAAAAGTATATCCGGCAGAATCGTCAGAAAAATCATTTGAATTCATTGGTTTTACTTTTATATAATTTGTAGTTATGTATCCATTTTGAATTAGTGTTTTTTGATATATAGAATCTCTATAACCAGTAGATGTCAACGTACTACCGCTTATTGTACTACCTGTTATATTTGTACCTGTTACAGTTCCGCCAGTAATTGTACCACCATTAATATAAGAACCAGATATAGTCCCTCCGGTTAGAGTTCCATTAACGGTTAAATCCCCAAGAGTACCACCTGTAGCATTAATGTATCCCTCAATATTCAACCTATTATTAACCGTATCTACATATAGCTTGTTACTTCCATTAACTGCAATCCTGAAAATTGAGCTAGGAGTATTAGGGTTAATTCCCACTGTATACGTATTTCCATTCAATATAGAAGTAGCTGTAAACCCATTGTTATTAATATTAAAAGTACCAGATTCATTTATAATAGAAAGATTCTGTCCAAGAAGTAAATCTCCACAAATCAAAGGTGCCCATACTCCGTACATTGTTTGTCCATTATAAGTACCTTCTCCAATAGCCATTTCAACAGACTGCCAAGAATCTCTTGTTAAATACCATCCGTTACTCGTTCCCCACATCTGATTAGGAGAATAATTGTCTGTACCATCAATCAGCTTCCGTAGTTTGACTCCGGTTGAATCTGCTACAAATGTTTCGTTAGATGAATTTTTTAACTTTTGATTAGCCAAATTAAGTGTAGAAGACATATATTGACTGAATGTACTTGTCTTATTCTTAGCAGTATTCCAACCAGTTCCACTTATATTGTAAGCCGTAGAAACACCATTTGCCTGTGATTGTATTTCTGCTAATTGCTCGAAAACACCATCTAATCTATTTTTACTGCCAAATGTCAAGCTGAAGTCCTCTGGGTTGTCCCAGTTCATATGTATTTTTAGAAGCCTTGATTCAACTAAAACTCCATTTCCAAAATCTAATGTGATTATATTTCCTAATTCCAATTGGTCTGTATACTCTTTAAATTCTGGGATGGCTGCAAAGTTAACAGCATCTACTTCAATTTGGTATTGTGGTTTACATCTTTTAGCTAAATCAGATTGGGCTAAAGCAAGTAAATCTTTCTTCATTTGCAGCACTTCACTTGTTGTCATAGCATCAGTAGCAACAAATGTGTCATCTGTAAAGGTATCTTCGTGATAATATCTACTTAGTTCCTTATATAATTCATCTCCCAAAAAATCATGGATATTAAGTACAAGAGATTGACACAGAGCAGATTGATTATCTATTTGTGTTTCTTTAGAGGATATTTGATTTTTTCTTACTATAATTTCATTATCAACCGCAATATAGTAATTGTACGCAACACTATAATTAGGATTGCTTGTATCGTTTATGGCAACATAATCTGCCATTGTATTATTATAAGTATTATGTTTTACATTTAACTCTTTTAAACCATATTCCGACCAATTTGTGCTGCCAGGAGTTGATGGCAATTTATTATATAAATCATTTAACTCTGCATAATAAGATTGGAGAGTAGTAATAGCATTATTAAAAACTGTCTGCCTGTTATTATACTCGATCTGATAAGCATCTAACCTATTTTGCAGTGCAGTACTCATCCAAGGTTTATAATAACTAAAGTTTGTTATTTGATTATTACCAGATGGATTAACTTCAATTATCCCAAGAGTACTTCCATTATCATCCCCACCAGCTACTGTATAGACTGTTTTTATATCACTAAAATTAGCAGATTGGCTAATTGACTTTACAAGATTTCTATAAGAAAGATAAATGCTTGTCACTTGACCTATGTTCTCTAATTTATAAGCATTTACCGTTTGATTGTATGTATCAAATTGAAATATACACTCAAAAGTTTTACTAACATCCTCAACCAGAAAGGAGTATGCTCCCACCTCATCATTAGTAAAAGTCCTGTATTCCTGAGTAATCATCGGGTCAACATGTCCAATTGACCATGAAGGAAGTTTCTTCTGCCAAATATGTAATATACTATGTTCTGGGTCTGCAATACTATATAGTCTATATCTATCTAATCCACCCTGTTCATCATCATCTGTTCCTAATTGACCAAATGATGTAAGGGTTTTAGACGTTGCTTCATTTTCCAAGGATGAAACATTGACTTCTTTATATTCATAATTAGTTCCATATCCATATTTGTCAGCCTTTGTAATTTGAAACCATCCTAAATAGGTGATCTCTACTAACCTTAACATTTCAATACTTTCATAATTGGACGTTTCTATTCCATCCTCATATTTATATACTTTGAAAGTAGCGGTTGATATATTATTAAAGCACATGTCAGATTGTAATTCTCTTGCTTGTATTGTACCTAAATGATTTTTATTAGGATCTGCCAAATATATAAATGGTCTTTCTAATCTTTTAAAATAATCTAAACTATAAGACATCAGACACCGACCTTTCTAGCTTCTTGATAGGAGAGTGTGAGAGTGCATGGATTGCTTACTGTTAAAATATTCATACCATCAACTAATCTTATCCAATTTTTATTAAATGCGTCCCATACTTTGTGACTGGATAATGAAGTGTTTATTAATGGAATACTACCTATAACCGAAATAACCTCTCCATTAGCTATATTAGTAATAGAAAATACTTTTACATCGTTACTATTGGATATACTAAGAGTTCCTATTGCATTTGATACTATGGACATATCAGGATAGATATAATCGTCATCATCATGATTTATAAATAATCTGATTTGCTGGTTAGCAGTAGTGATATTAAATGTCTTTTTAATTAACCTGGTATGAGCAAATGGGTACTTACAGGTTACAGTGAATTCCATTCCATACACTTTTCCAACTCTTACTATTTTAGGATTTGAAATATTTACTTTCAAAACAAGGTCAAGAAATCTATCATCATCTATTTCAAAATCAACATATTTGCCACGCTTGCACAAGCACTTATTTAATTCTCTCTCTTGTACCTGAGTAATATTAGTAAAATCTTTATTTAGTACTTGAAATGTAAAAGATAGAGGAGAAGAGTAGTCTTGATTCACAATATGAAACGCTGAACTATTACTAGCTTTGGCTGTTTCAATATTGGTTTCTCCTGTACTACTAACTGTTTCTAAACCTATCTGATTAAATGAAGCACATATTATTCCAAGACTATCACTCGAAATTTTGTCTGCTATAAAACTACAAAACATTAAATCACTCCTCTCTATATTATTTTCGCATCAAAAAACACTCTTCAAATCCAAAAGTGCTACAGGGTTTATCAGTGTTTTTATAACAAAAATCTTTTTCAATCTTTGTATATGTACAAAAAATCGCTTCTTCTTTTATAATTTTATTTCAATTTGCTACAACTATTGACATAGTCAATAAATAATGCTATCATTTATGGTAAATAATACCTATAAGGAGGATTTTTTTTTATGCCAAATATCGCATTACAAGATTTAACCGCAATGATTCACAGTACATCTCGTTATAATGGTGGTCAATATGATTTAGTACATGTTGAAACCATTATTACAACAGATTCCCCAATTCCACAAGATAAATATTGGTATGTCCCAAGTGGAGTGACTTCAAACCCAATAGCAGATACTATTTTTAAATCACTAAATATGTCAATGTATCCAACATCAGAAGAAGAACTTCTAGCAGGAACAGAAGATATATTTGAACAAGCCAAGTCTGGAAATTTCGATGGTACTTTAGAAGATTCTTCAAAATTAATGATGCTTTCATTAATGAAAAAACAATCTATTGAGCCATTGGTTGGTGCAACAAACTGTTATAGATTAGCATATGATTACAAGATATTCCCAGTAAGCAATAATTTTGATTTTAAAGTGCAATTACCTTTTAGTGGTCTTGGGATGGCAAATGGCAGTATTGTTCAGATGACAATAATCATGCCATTAAGTTCTGTAATTGATGCTGAAGCAACAGAAGGTATTGCTGTAAATGGGCAAAAAATTGAAGAATTAGTTACACCTATTACGAATATAAATCGTAATATTATTAGTTTTAGATATCAAAATGATCCTATTTTTACAATCAGATACCATTATTAATCTTAAGGGGAGAGTGTAATATCAATACTCTCCCCCGTTCTTTACTTTACTTCTCGAAATTAGCTTTCTGCATTACAATACCAGCCTTGGCTATTAAATTAATATCATTAGTGCTGACTATGATTTCATATAATCCAGCAATAATGTTATTTTTTCTTTCAATATTTTCATTTAATATATCTATCTCATTTTCTGAGTTTATTAATTCGTTAATCATTATAAATCCTCCATTAAAAATTAATATGTTTTCATCGTCAGAAACATCCTTTATATGAATAAAACATAATATAATTTATAGTTCCATTTTTATCGATTGAAAGACTGCATCTTAATAAAAGATAAAAACACAGTCTTACAAATTAGTGCTTTTGATTCCACAATGAAATTAAAGTTTGATTTCCTTTTTCAACTGCTTTCTGTGCTATTAATTCAAGCTGTTTAATGTTAGATGAATCAACATTTCCTTCTACTTTTATTAAACTATCATACTGAATATTTATAGGATTGCTATTTTGAATATTAGGATAATTATTATTTCCAGAAATAGAATCAATAGCTGGCTTTATCATAGGGGCATATCCCAACAATGTCTTAAACTGTTCCGTTTGAGCAGAAGACAACATAGCTTCATCTCTCTTCATTAGAGTGAAACCTTCATCTTCAAGAGAATTTACAAGTTTTCCGGTACCACCTTGACTAAACCCAGCTTTTTTCATAGCTGCTATCAACTTGGCATTTTGCGAATCAGTTCCTGTATAACTTCCACTCAATCCAAAATATTTGTATAGTTTACTTCTTGCTGAAGATGAAGAATCTAAATCATTATACTTTAACCTATCTACAATTGATGTATCTTTATTGAGAGATGATTTATTACCAGTGTATTTTACAGTCGAAATTGGAAGTTTTGAACTAGATGTAGAACCTGTACTTGAAGATTTAGAAGTAGATGCGTTGCCTTTAGTACCTGCCCCACTTGCTGCGCCACCAGATGATGAACCTTTCCCAGCTCCAGAACCACCGGAGCCATCAGAATCCCCACCTGTTTTGGGGACGCCATCAGCACCGTTATCCTTTGGTAATCCATCTAAAGCTACTTTATATAAATCTATTGCGGTTTTAGCCTTTTCCCAAGGACTTACAACACTATTAGTAACGTTTAAACCATGCTCAGAAGCAAGAGTCTGTATTCCAGTACTTATTTCTGTGGTATTAGAATAAACCTCATTTAAAGCACTTTTTACCAAAGCTTCTTGGTCATTCAATGATTTTTCAAGAGCAGCAACCTTTTCATCTTGTGATTTCTTATAAGAATCATATTCATCGTCTAAAGCGTCTGATTGTGCTTCTATAGAATGTTGATATTGTTCTTCATCTAAGTCTGCTTGCTGGTCTTTTAAATCTTTTTCCAACTTAAGTCTTTTAGCAATATCGCTTCTCTCAGTACTTGACTTTAGAGCTGCTATCTGTTTCTGTAAAGTATCAATAGATTTTTGCTTTTTATTTATAGATTCCTGATAGTCATGTAAATCTTTCTCGGCTTGTAAAGCTTCTTTTTTCGCATCTACCAATTCTTTAAAAGCATCGGTTTCCTTATTTATAGCATCAATTTCAAATTGTATTCTTTGTTTGGCAATTTCTGCAATGGAATCCTCTAATGCCTGGTTATCTTTAACAGCTTGTCTCTGTAAACCCTGATAATTTGCAAGTTCTTCATTATATTGATCTTGAGTAATAGTTCCATTCTTAAGTTCATTCCCAATCTTTTTAATAGCTTTTCCATACTCAGAAGCAAGTTTAGTATTAGTATTCATCTGCTGAGATAATAATCCTAACTTAGTCAATCCTGCTTCTGTATAATTACCTTTGTCGTCTAATATTTCAGAATCTCTAATCATATCAGATAAATCAGATAGCTCATTTTTAATGTTATTAACTTTGGTTATACCCTTATCAAAACCCTTCCAATCAAGCTCCCGAATTTCAGTTTTATAATTATAAACTGCCGACTGTGACTCATTTATTGCTTTAGTCAAATCATTTATTTCAGACAATCCTTTAAGGTACTCAGGGCTGTTTTTTGTAATATCACCATTTTTTACTTGCTCATTAAATTGTTTAGTGTAAGCAGCCAATTCTTTTTGACTATTTTTTTTATCATCATTTTGTAATTTAATTAATGCTTTATAATCATGTTTGGTTGGGCTTTTACCACTATCGGTTTTTAATAATACTTCAGATTCTTTTCTTGAAATCTTTGCACTAATATAATCATTTCTGTCTCCAAAGTATTCAGTAATATTGGTTAATTTCTGTGCATTAAGCTCCTTAATTTTATCATTAATGTTTTTGATTTCATCAGCAACACCAGCAGCTGCTTCTTTCCACTTTTGATATTCTTCAATCTTTTTAGCAAGTGCTTCGTTTTTTATGGTCTGAATATTAAAGCCACCATTATTAACAAGATCTTGATATTTCTTTGGTAATTTAACCTTATCAGCCATCTTATTATAAGATTTCATTAAAGATGTAAGACTCTTTTTCTCGTCAACTTGAGCGGTAATAGCAATTTTAAGTTGATTATTCTGACTCTTATAATAAATGTATTTGCTTACATCATCAATTGCTTTTTGAGCCTTTTCTTTGAGTTTATCAATGCGAATTGCTATCCAATCGAATACTTGCGAAAATTCATTTTTCGTTTTATCTTTGGTTTTCTTTTGCTTGTCACTGGTTGAACTAATACCACCTATTATTTTAGATGTATAATCAGTACCTTCAAAAATACTTTTTAATTCATTATAATTTTTTTGTGCAGAAGTAGCTTCACTTGATAATTCCTTTAATTTCTTTTTCTGCCCATCTAAAAAAGTGCTATTTGGATTACTCAAATTACCAATTCCAAAAATATTCAAGTCATTTGATTGCTTTATAATGGGGTCGTTATTTGTTTGTAATTCGGCTTCTAGTCCAATTAATCTGGCTCTTTGAGTATAATATTCTCCCCATTTTTTATTTAATTCTGTTAATAACGTACCATCTATATCAGCTTTCGCTTGCGCTAATGATTGCCAATTTTTGATATCAATCTTATAGTCATCTGATAATTTATTTATTCTATTCTCATTATTTTTAACTATAGTTTTAAATAAATCTGTATCCATTTCCAGAACTGATTTATAGTAATCTTCAGCCGTCTTTTTTTGTTCTTTTATAGCTTTCTGAAGTTCTTCTCTTAATTGAGCCTCATCACTAACATACTTGAGCAACTTAGGATATTTCTGCGAAATAGTATCAAGACTATCAGATGTTAATCCTCCATTATCTTTCATAGATTTTAATATATTATTAAAATCATCAATAGAAGATTCAGCCTTAGAAATTGCATCTTGTATTTTTGATATATCTACATTCTTACCTAAATCACTAACATATCCGGTTGCCGATTCAGCAGAAGTGGCAAGAGAGTAAAGAGATGATGCCGTTTCTTTTGCTATTTTAGAGTTCTTTGATAATGTATTACTAGATTTATCAGATGTATTGTTAAGAGCATTAAATTGTTCAGCGGCTTCTGTGGCTGATATCCCAGATTCTTTTAAAGAAGACATTAATTCTTTAGATGATGATACTTGATCTGGAGTAATAGGTTTAGTCTTAGCTAATTCATTTAAGCTTGCAACCTCATTTTTAACCTCATCTTTATTAATTATGTCTTGAAATTGAATTTCTTTCCATTTATCCGGATCTAAGCTTTTATATATTAAATCAATTGCACTATTAATTTCACCTAATGTTTTTTTCTGAGTTGAAGTGAGAGAGTCTTTGGGAGAACTTTCAAGTACTTCTTTAAACTTTGTAAGATTAGTTAAAGCATTATTTAAATTAGTAGATACTTTTCCAATTTCAGTATCTAATTCTTCATACTTCTTATCATTTCCAGATTCACTTGCTTGTTTTTGAAGTTCAATCAATTGCTTATATAAAGCAAGTTGAACAGAAATGTCTTGCTCTGGAGTACCAAAAGCACTTATATTTTTATTATGTGAAAGACTTTCCTGATTCTTTTGTACTTTTTCGGGTGATATATTATAAGAAGCATACTGTTCGTTGAACCCTTTGACGGCTTCATTTATAACATCTTTTTGTTTAGAGGCATTTATTTTTTCTAATAAATCTTTTTGAATAAGTAGTTGCTCATTAGTCTTATATAAATTTTCTAATTCTTCTTTATCTGTAAATTTTAAATTGTCTTGTGAATTAATTTCATCAATTCGTTTTTTGGTGTCTGCTAATTTCTTATTAACTTCTTCTATCTTAGAAGAATTTTCATCATACTTGGACTTAACATCCTCAAGTTTATTCATTTCTTCATCAATAGTAGCATTAAAATAGTCAAATGCTTTTGAAAGTCCGTAAATTGCACTTACTCCTAATACTGCCCAGCCTAATGGGTTAGTTAAAAGAAAACTTTTTATAGCAATTGTTGTTGCTTTTATTGCGCCAGTCAAACCGACTTGTGCAACTGCGGCGCTCAATGTTGCAACTTCCATACCTGCCATTTGAGAAGTTATTGCCAAAATATTTGACATGAGTGATGAAAATACTCCGGTCTTTGCTCCTATTACTGCTAAGAGACCCACAAAAGCAATATTAAATACGCCAATTTTATCTGTAGCTTGTATTAACGCATTAGCAAAATCCAAGAACCCCTTTATAACTCCACTATTTAAAGTATCAGAAGACAACTCCTGCAATGATGAAGTAAGTTTCTTAGTTTTAGCTTCAACTGATTCTTCATAATTCGCAAATTTATCCATTGCTGTACCAGAAGATTTTTGAGCTGTACCTGTATACTCAAGGGCTTTCCCGTAGTTAGACATCAAGACCAAAAAATCCTCCATATGATCTTTGCCCGCGATAGAAACTGCAATTGCTCTCTGGTTTACCTCTGAGAAAGTATTCCATCTACCAGCGACATCATCAAGCACATCATCAAAATCTCTGAAAGTTTTGTTGTCGCTTCGTAATGCAATGCCAACATTATTCAGAGATGTTTCTACGTTATTTAAATCTGAGGCTGCTTCTGGATCAGATAGACTTTTTAGCTTTATATTAGCCATACGAGAAAACATTGTGCTGAAACTATTTCCTACAGATGACATAGCTTCTCCGGTTGTTTCACCAACTACCGCTAAATAACCCAGAAGTTTTTCCATAGATACTCCAGCCATATTTGCATTCGTTGCCGTTTGAGCCATGGCAGTAGCGAGTCCACCAGCTGAAGTAGCTGAAACTAAATCTACGGCAGAGAGTTTATCTACAATGCCAATTACATCAGATACTTCAACCTTATACCCCTTCATGGCAGTAGTAAGATATGTAGTAGCATCAGCAGTATCAATATTACCTATTTTAGCCAATACTAATGAATCTTTAATAAGTTCATTCGTTTCTGCAATTGTTTTACCTTGACGCAAATAATCCGATGCCGCGGCTGCAACTTCAGTTCCAGTGGCACCCATCTGCTGACCCATATCTATATAGGTATTAAGTAATTCCTTTGCTTGTTCATGGGTATCACCAGTAGCCATCTGTAGATCAACTAGGGACTTGTCCAGATTTCCAACTTCATCAATCATACTCCGGATTGCGTTAACACCTGTCATTATTAATGATGCTGATCCTAAGTAATTTAAGAATTGCTTAGAATTCTTTCCAAGTTTCGCAAATACTGTATCACCAGTTTGCCCAAGAGCATTTGCCTTACTTGTAATCGTACGAAATTCATTACCTAATTGCTTTAATCCACTAGAGTCAACACTGTTTATTTTAGTTTTGACATTTTCTAATTCAGAAACTAAATCTTTTGATAGTTTTGTATTGTTCTTTATATAAGCAGTAATATTATTATCTAATTTAACTTTATTCTGGCTTAATGCTGCTTGAGCCTCAACAGATAATTCTTTTAAAGCTTTTTTAGCATTTGCAGTAGAGAGTTCAATGTTTAGCTCTTTAGCTCCTTTTTGCAATTGAGTTATTTGAGCATTAATGTCAGTTTGAGATTTTTGTAAGTCTATTGCGGCTTTTAATAATAAACTAAACTGGTTATCCATATTTCCTCCTTTTGGGCATAAAAATAACGCCTCGAAGGAGACGTTTCACTAACTTGCAATATTTATTTCTTCAATAGCCCCACATTTAACTAGTTCACAAAATAAAAAATATTCTAAATTACCATTGTATAACTCCCAATAAGGAACTCTAATAAGTGGTATACTATTTTCTTTACAATATTGATTTTTTATTTCATCTCTAATGTGTGTAGTTTTTAAGTTTTCATCTGCTTGTTCCTGTGTCATATTAGGATATCTAATTGCTTTATAATGGAATAATCCATCAAACTCTATAAGGCACAATATTTTACTGTTCTGATCTAACAATACAAAATCGAATGGAAGAGTATATTTGCATTTACAATCATTGAATCTAAATTGTTCCTTAAACGTATAACCCCACCTTTTTAATATATTTGATATTGCAATTTCTCCGCGAGAACGTGTCAAACAACCACATGATAATGTGTTTCCTGATTTTAAATTATTCTGTGCAACCGTAACAACGTTCCCACAAGTACATTCGCACTCCCACATATTTATACTAGTTTCTTCATAATATTTTTTCTCAATAAATCTTAAAACTGTAAGTTCTCCAAATTGCTGACCCACTAAATCTTCAATTTCTTTATTGATACAACCACATGAACGTATGTTTCCAGTGACTAATGAACTTGACCGAATATATTTTATTTTTCCACAGTCGCACTCACATTCGTATGTAGTGGCACCATATTCCCTTGACCAATAATTATCTTTTTCTATTACTGTAAGTTTCCCAAACCTTCTACCAGTCAAATCATTTTTAGATAAGCATCCACAACTTTTTGTATGACCACTTGTGAGAGAAGAAATTTCGACATCTAGTTCTTCACCGCAATCGCATTTACAATGCCAATATCTTCTCAATCTTGATTTTTGTTTGTGTCCTGAGAAATATAATACAGTTAGATTTCCAAATCTTTTTCCGGTTAAATCCTTAGATTGCTTATTACCTAGTTTTAAAGCTTTTTCTTTATAAATACATCCACAGGAATTTGATGAACCGTTTTTTAATGCTTCTCCATTGACTTCTCTAACTGTATGTTTTTCACAAGAGCATTCACACAACCAATATTGTTTATATCTTAATCTATTATTTTTATCATATTTACATTCGATTTTTCCCTTTTTAATAACAGTCCATCTACCATATCTGTCACCAATTTGAATATCTTTATATTTCTTTTCCATGCCTCTATCACCTATTATCCTTTCAGTATTATTATTTTTGTGCATAAAAAGAAGCCAGTGCTAAAAATAGCTCCTGACTTTTTTGATATTTATATGTGGTTATTCCGTTTACTTCTTTTACAAATTTATATCTAATCCCAACTGATTCCAAGTACTTCATTTCCTTTGGATATTGAGAAGAGTATTCTTTATCAAATATTAGAGATATAACAATCCCTCCTGTCTATAAATATTATAGTTTTAGAAAATTATGTAGGTTCCAGCCACATTGTTTTAATATTAAAGTTTTAATATAATAACGTGGTGTGGAGGATTTACAAATGTATATAAATATAAGTAATATTTTGGAGTCGCAAAACAAGACAGCCTATTGGCTTTCGAAAGAAGTTGGATGTGACTATCACAGTTTGCTTAATTTATGCAATAATCAGACCTCATCAATTTCCTTCTTACTCTTAAACAAGATATGTTTAGCTTTAAATTGTACTCCGGGCGATATAATTAAAATGTAAATAGAAAACAACATTAAAAAAGCCATAGTATATGAAGTAAATCATATAAAATGGCAGATTTCTTAATTCGTTATTTAGTAGAAGAGTAGTTGCATTTACCACATAATATTGTTAACTTGCTTTTTCAATAAATACCACACCATGATTTCCAAATTCTAATTTTTCAATATATCCACAACCATCATTTAGAGGAATTAATAATATATTGGTTAAATGTTCACGCAAAAAAGCCATGATTGTGTAAGAATTATTAATAATAATATCGTCAGCATCATAGCACATAACGATATTATCTATTAATTCCATTGTTAACCCATATACTATAAATTTTCTTTCTCCATTGTGTGGAAAATTTTCAGTGACTAATACCTTTTCAATTCCCATTTCGTAAAATAACATTTCCCATCTCTCTTGAAGTTCTTCAATAGTTAACTTAATCATACGGTAACCCCCTTATAATCTAACTATCATAATAGTTGCTGTTTACAATTATATCATAATAAGTAGAAAAATGTTACATTATAGGGAAAGTGATTCATATGTTAACCATTATATATAATCTGTGTCCAGAATAAAAACTTCTTCTACTTTTAACTCTAAACCTCGAGCGATAAGCATCATTGTTATTTGAGTTGGATAAGAATCCCCATTCTCTAATTTGCTTATCATGCCATTAGTAATCCCTGTTAATTTTTCAACATCCCTGGTAGATAAATTCCTTTCCCATCTGATTTGTTTTAGTTTGTTTAGTATTTTTGTCCTCATTATGTATGCAATCACCAATCCATTTGACTAATGTAGTAGGAAATATATCCTATAAATTAAGTGATTAAATTATATCAATAAGTTCGACAAATATCTGCAAGAAATACTTACCAGAAATGGATAATAAAGGTAATGATGGAAGGGTAGTAAATGATATGAAATTAGACTTTTATTTAGATAAACAATTCATCAGATTCTGATTCCTCATCTCCACCAATTACGTAAATTTTCGTGGTTTCACTCGACTCATGTCCAAGCAGTGCCTTTGCCGCTTCGATACTCTTACCTTGTGCAATAACAATATCTGTCGCAGCTGCTTCACGTAATGCATGAGGATGAAAACGGCGACCTAGAATAGGAGCAAATATTTTTGAAGCCCAACCATTAAATGTACTTTCAGATACTTGTTTTACTTGTTTATCGTATACTGAGGTAAACATATAAGGACAGTCATCATCTCTTTCTGCTAACCATTCTTTAAATGCGTCCATAGCATAATCACTGAATTTGAGCTGACGAATTTTTCCGGTTTTCCCGTGGCCTTTGCAACGAATCTTAGGAGTAAGATAATATTTCGCTTCCTTTTCAATATCTTTACCATTATCATCTTTAGTTTTAACCATCTTTGTTATCAACGGTGTATCTACGATATTCTTCAATATTTGTGCAGTTTCAGCACGTCTACAGCCCGTTTCAAATGTAAATTTTAAATATGCAATATATTCTTTCTTGTACTTACGATTTGATTTCTCAAGAATATCAACCATCATGTCAATTTCTTCTCTTGTGGGTGGAATTTTATCATGTACAAATGCCTTTTCAGGTTTCTTTATACTCTTGTTAATAAAATTATGAAATGTGGGATATTCATCTGTGTAATATACGACTATGTAATTGTTTAATGAACTAATTGCAGCTCTCTTATTTGCTATATCAGAAGATGAATGACCTTTATTTAAAAGCCAATTTTGATACTTTAAATATTCCCTAGGTTTAATTTCTACTTGTTTCTTATTATCTAGATGTAACCTAACCCAATTGAACCAAATCGCCAAGTTTGAATGATAAGCCTTTAAACTTTTATCTGACAACTCTGTAGAATTAGAAATAAATTCATCACGTATTTCTTTATTAAATTCGTTACATAATTCCCATTCTTTATCAGTTATTGCTTGTAATCTTTCCATAATTATTCCTCCGTTTCTTAAAATTTTTCACTAGTCTTAAAGCAATTCAGAGCACAATAAAAGCACCTATTAAGCTAGGTGCTTCAATCTACTTTGAATAATTATTCTTCCATATACTGCTTTTATCTACACAATTGTCTTATAATACACATTCAAGATATTATCTACAGAATTGATTCCTATTGTTAACTTAGCTGGTAACACCGCCGTTTTAGTGGTATCTAACTCATAAGTAGTAGAAGAGTAGTTAAGTAACATAATTACTGTTCCTAAGACAGCTTCACCAGAAATGGATTTTGTGATATCTTTTACATTGTCAAAATAGTAATTTACCTCATAGTGATACTGTGTCGGAGCATCTGTAGAGTCAAATAAATAATCATTATCATATGAGATTTCAGTTACAACTTTTAATTTACTGGTTGGTATACTAACATCTAATTGCTTTAACTTGAACTCGATTATATCCAGATTTTCTGCTTCAAAAATCTCATTATTATCATCCGTTACGAATTCCCATAATGCTCCACGTGAAGAAGCAGAAGTAGTAGATACAATTGCATCAGATACACATTTTAGTATTCTATATTTCATATAATTCCTTTCTGTTGTAAATACAACGAATATATAATTTGTGTTAACCAATAACTGTTAACCCTCTTGATTTTAAAAAGATAATACAATCTGCAAGCAATTGTCCGGATTCAATCGTAGAGTCTATGGAATCATCCCATACATGAGTATTTGTATCAACATCAAGGCCACCATGCAACCCCTGGTTGGCGAACACAACTACATCAAATCCTGTAGCCTCCTTATAATTATCTAATGACTCATAGTCAATACCAACTACTGCTTGATAACCATTTCCGACCCTTTTAAGTTCTGTTTTAAAAGCTGATCGCAGGAATTCTTCAGTTCTTTGATAGTGGGAGGGTGTCCACTCTATATAATACTGATTTAAAAAATAGTTTATAGTTTCATACACTTCATTTGTTGCATATTCACATAACTGCTTACAATGCTCTAACATAAACTTTTCTAAATCAGCCATAGATTTCCCATATATAGCTGCCATAATTATTCCTCAGATTTCGTTTCTTTATCTTTGGTAAATTTGACTATCTCTGATACTATATCTTTAGAATCTACATTCTTAACTTTATTAGCCATTTCTAAGATATCAGAAGTACCATTTATAAACTCCAGTACCTTTCCTAGTATAATAACCTCATACTGTCTCTTCATTTTCTTTAAATCACGCATTTCTTTAAAATATTTGAACATATATTTTCCTCCGATTATTATAAAATTAGGCATAAAAATAGATGCTAACTTTATTTGGTTGCATCTGACTTTGATTTCTTATCTATTTTTTTCTTCTTTTCTAATTCTTCATATGTAAGCCAATGTGATATATCACCATATTTGATATTCCTACACATCCAAACGTACTTTTCGTCAGGATATCGTTTCCAAAATAATTTGCGCTTACATTTTGATAACGAATCGGGCAATCCTTTTACATCAAAAATAGTACGAGTACCATCATTCCAATATACAATATAGTCACTTACATATTTAATGGGTAATACTTTTACGTTATTATAAATGAATCCCTCTTGCAGTATAAACGGTATTTGTCTCTCATAACGAATTACCTCACCGCTTTCCATTTTAGGCAGTATCCATTCTTTTAAGAAATTTAGTTCAGTAAGCGAATCAAAAATTTCTCCATTATATGTACGTTTCTCTTTCCCCTTCAATGTCATGTCAACATTATATAAACTACGTTTTCTTTTAGCCATTTATATCCTTTCTGAAAGTCAATTAACAACCAAAACGGTCATTCAGTACATAATATAATACCCCAAAACGGTCATTTTATGCCCTATAGAAATCATTATAAGTGGCATGTATACTATGTTTTTCGCAAATGTTATCTCTAATTCTACACTTATTTATCCCATTTAGTTTCTGCAAATAGTGCCGCAACAGATTTATTAATAGTAGTTCCTTTACTTGCAATATATGGATTAAATACATAACATTTAAACATTAGTTTTGGTTTTTCTTTACACCCTGTTTCAAATATTCCTAACACTCCTAAAGTGGTAAGAGATTTTATTATTTTTCTGACTCTGTCATAACTCAATCCTAACAAATCAGGAAAGTCTTGCAATTTAATTATTGAACCGTCCCCATGTTTAAGAATACAATCATCATATGAAATATAAGGCAATAGCATCATAGCAGTAGATAACTCTGCTTTTGATAGCTTTTCACACAATTCAGGCATTACCCTATCATATATCTTCAAGAAACTCTCTCCTTTATTAAAATTTCGTATATATTTTTCATTTGCATCTTTGGACTTATCTCTTAATATCGAATCACCTTCATATAAATGATCAATTATTTCACCTGTAGTTTCATTGATTATAGTACCTCTCAGTTCTTTTTCTCCGCATAGTTCTTTCATTCAAACCCCTTTCATAAAATTTTGAAACTGGACGTGAACTTGTTCACGGACAGAATGGGTTGCGATAGCAACACATCGTCTTTAATCCTAATAATTATATTCAAAACAAAAGTTATATTTTATGTATGTTTCTTCTATTAAAATCTTCTGATTCTAATAATAATTTTAATTCCAATACAACATCATCAAAATCTACATCAAACCATTCTCCATTTTTACGTCTATATGAAAAACGACTATGCATTATCTTTTCAATTAAACTGTTTATGTACATTGGTTCAGTTATATAATACTTAAATTTTGCTCCATTCTGATTGCTTAGACTTGTAAATTTTTTGTGAGGATGTTTTGTTTTTCCGATTTTAACTAAATTACTTTCTGGATTATATATGACATACACATACCCCATATCAAATTCAGCGTCTAACCCTAAGAGCTCCTTATACAATAATTTATCCCTTTCACAATTAAAGTTCTCTTTTGCACCATTTCGAATACAGTTCATCCATGATTTTTGACTTTTTCCATACAAAAACCAACTTATTATCCTCACCACATATAATATCCACCAACTGATCTTTTGCTTTCCCTGAATTTAAATAGCGATAGTTTTGCTGCATATTGGGAATTAATCTGGTTTCCTCTGTTTCATAATAACACTTGAATAAATCACTATAATATCTAATTACAATCACCGCTTTCTTCTAAATTTTTGCGTAAAAAAATAGGGGTATCACAATAATAATTCAAATAAATGAATAGTATTGGAATACCCCTATATAAAAATCACACTATTCATTATCATTGCTTTTTACTCTTTTTGTTTTTAACGTTTTAGGTTCATCTTCATAAGAAAGAATATATTCAATTATATTTTTTATCTCTGGAACAAAGGTATCTAACCCAACTAAATCACATTTTTGCAATTGTTCTTTTGCTGTTTTTATATCTGTATATTTATTGTTATAATCTCTTATGATTAGAAAAATTTTATAATGCTCCATACTATCAACTATTGTACGCCAGGGTGTATAAGATTTAACGTCCATACACCCTGAACAGGCATTATATCCAGTACCACAAATAGAGCAAGTATGATTAGGCTTTTCAGTCATCAAATCTCTCCTCACACCTTAATCTTCAGAAACCATAATTTCGAACAGTTTGCCGTCTTCTCCGCAATATTCTTTCTGTAAAACATAAGATGCAGCATGTTTTCCTTCAGAAGTGAGATCTAAGCTTACGTTAGTAGGATCTATCTGTGCTCTAGGGCACCAGATTGCACCAGCATAAACAATATTTTTGTTACAAACCTCATGAAAGATCGCATGGATCAGTAAAGACCTTACTTCAGGAACACCATCTGTGTTTTTTGTAACCTTCACAGCAGTTGAAGTTTCTTTATTGTAATTTACAAAAGCCCTCCCGGTAACACCTGCTGGAAGAGTAATGGTTTTTGTGGCAACATCTAATGTGAATTTACCAACGGCTGCGGTTGCAGAAATTTCATATGTTTCGCCAAATGTGTTATTTGCATTAATAACTCTTACATATTTTACTTCAGCACCAGTTGTTCCTACTGGCTTGTATTTTAAAACAATCTTATTATCTGTGCTAATCTGCACGATTTCTGATACAGGCATAGTGATTTTATCAGTATCAGATGCTACCTTTTTCTCAGATGCAAACTGACTAGCTGCTAAATCCAAGCTAAATAGTGAATTTGTAAATCCAAAGGTACCAGACTGCGCGTTATAGAATGTCATTATGGGACTACCCATACTATCTACAACATCTGTACCTGTTGCAGTTGTGGCAAGAGTGGGAGATTCTATTTGTGTATATCTACCCACTAATTCATTGGTTGCGATATCAAATTCTTCTACCGCACGAATTTTTTCGAGTACTAGCTCGTTAGGATTAAAAGCCATTTTGTTCCTCCTTCATTTTGGGCAATAAAAAAGAACTCAATCGAGTTCTCCATACCAATCTAATTGTTTTTTGTCTATATCTTTTAAATTAATTCCATATCCAGAATATCCGCTTTGTAACAACAAATCCGCATTTTTAATTTTAGAAATTCGTTTTACACTATCCATAAAAGCATTTATTTTCATATCCCAAACTTTTTCATGATTGTATTTAAAACCTTCAAAATTTATCATTGCTGATATTAAATTAAGGAGATAGGAATGAGCCTCTTTATTTCTATTTAGTAAATAGTTTTCTCTGTCATCCTCAATAAGTATCCGCTTTGTAGACTCATTTGCTGGGACTTGCTCATTTTTTTTAAATCCATGTGCCTTACGTATATAATCAGTGATTACGATATAAGTAAATTTATCTATGGTTATGTAATCACAATTACCTTCACTATCATAGATCTCTTGCATAAGACATATTTCATCATTGCTTTTATTCGAATATAATTCAAACTTAGTAAAATCTAAGTCTCCAAATATGATTTTGGTTTGTTTAACAGTAAACATTTTTATAAGCAGTTTATAAAATAATTCAAAATCATCTATTAAAGTATAGTCAATTCCCATATCATCAAGCTGCCACTTTAAATCTGATCCAACAGAGGTTAATGTGTTGACTAAGTGGAAATATTCTGATTCTCCATAGTTACAGATTTCATTTAGAGTTGGCTGATGTATTGTAATATACTTATTAACAACAAAATCATCACCTCGATAAATTTTCAGTTCATCATTAAACATAACCTTCCCCTATTTTACTGCACAAATTATTGGTTGTTAGATTAACAAATTGTAATGTTCTAACGTGATATTTGTTCTCTAAAATTGCTTCAGTATCAGAGACTAATTCCAACTCAAAACCTAAAATATTAGTCCAATTAAAACTATTTAAAACAATTCCACCTAGAACATCATGTCTGTTTCCATAATTAGTACTTATAGTATCTTCATGACAAATTATCCCTAGATTAATTGTACAGTTCTTAAATGCTGAATTTCTATTTGATTTCTTAGAATTATAATCAAAGCAGATATAATTTTTAACTGTTGTAGTAGAGTCAGGAACCCTCATATAAGAAAATATGTTTTTGTTTACCATCTGAGCAGGATTTGTTATTTCAGTATTGCTGATAAAGTTATATATCTCTGGGATGCTTACTAATTGATTAATTATTTTTCGTTTATATTCAATAACCTCTGAATCCAATAAATTAACTGCCATCTCCTAATACCACCCCCCAAGAGTCAAAGTAATATTTCCTTTGTAATTTCCAGTCCCATTTGATACCGAAGCAATAATCGTAGTGCCATATAGTTCAAATTTATCATCAGCATAAATATTTACATTATTACCAGTGTAGTTTAAATGAATATATCCTTCCAGACCAGCCGGCAGCGCAAATTCCCACACCGAAACAATAGAAGAATTTTCTGTCTTATCTGCATTATAAAATTTTGGTGAGAGAGTAGTGCCATCCTTATAACCAACAATTACCTTATTATCTTCACTATCTGAAGCTATAACTGCGTATGTATCACCATCTGGTGGATTTGGATTTTCTGTTGGTTCTATATAATTACATATACCCAAATCTTTTCTATCCGTTTTATCATTGTATTTGGATTGTTTCATTGTAAGTTCAATTAGCCCTTTATCTCCAAACTTAAATTCAGTCCTATTTGGTTTACTGACTGCATAGACCTGTGGAATTTCAACATTGAGGTCATCAATAAAAAACCTATCATCATAATCAATCAAAACTGTATTAGAATCAAAAGGTAATTTTATCGTGTAAATTGAATCGCCTACTGTTATTACTTTACCCTCAGATATGCCAGCAGTTGAACTGGTTGATGCTATGCATGGATAGGAGAGGATAGTACCTGCGGAGTTTTGCCATTTCAGTGTGTAATTACAGAGTTGCATCTTGCCTGATGTATATACTTGATTTCCAGTATCTTTAGAGATGACAAACCAGTTTAAATCATTCCAAAAGATATAATCACCAATATTAAAATCTTCATCCGGTCTAGCTTTAATAGTCTTTTTATTCTCATCTATTGTTCTTACTATGAGTAAATCTTGTTTATTTTCATTAACTTTTACAGTATAAAAATCTATCGTATCATTAAACCTATTATTTACTTGTGATTTAATATCATAAAGCATAGTATCTTTTTTACTAGAAGTACCATATGTATTATTAATTTTTAAAAAGTAATTAATATCAAACGCCATATAAGTACCCCCTAGTATTCATACTTACTATGGTCAATAGTTTTAGGTATACCAGTAATTCTATCAACAGATTTATAGTGATCTATTTTAACTATATTATCTAATTTAATTTTTTCTACCATATCCGAGAATGTCTTGCGTTCTGATGCCGGAGAAAATTGATTTAAATCAGAAGGAGTCATAGCTATCTTAAAAGCCTTTAACAAAACTAAATCACGTTCAAAATATACTTCATACATTAATCCAACAAATAAACCTAATTCTTTCTTAGTGAAATCAAAATTAAATTTATCCAAATCTTCATCATAATCAAAAAAATCTACATCAGGTGTGCATTCATTTGTCAACTTTTCGACCGCTTCAACAATATATCCATTTGCTTGTGTTTGTGCTAATTGAATTACCTCTGAAGTAGAAACATTATAGTATGTAAAAAAATCTTTGTCTTTTTCTATTCTTTTATAAAATTTATTTCTTAACTGATCAAATGTAGTTGACACGATTCACCTTCTTACTTGGTAGATGGCCTTCCGACTTTTTTAGATTCCAGCTCTTTCTTTTCTTCTGGTTTAACATTTGCTTTCTGTATTTCAATCATTTGTTCCATCATTTTTTGCATCTGTTCAATTTTGTCTTCAAGAGATTTGTTCTGTTCTTTTAATGCTTCAACATCTTCAGTAGATGCTTTTTTAGATTCACCATCTTTATCTCTTAAAGTAATCTGAGTCTTTGAAATATTCTTCCTAAATTCAGTGTGTCTTAATTGAACTAAATTTATAACTCTATTAGAAATATCGTAATCCCCAGAATTTATTAGATTAGTTAGAATACACCTTACCCGTTCAAATGTGATTTCATCTCTCACATCAAGGATTCTCTGCAATCCATCTTTACTAGGATTCAATAAATATTCCTTAATATTTTCATTAGTTAAGATTCTATCCCAATCAGAAATATTTAAAGCTTCATAAATTTCCTTTTCCTGTTCTGAACTAAAACGAATAAAACCATTTTTAATAGCATTACTTTGAGCATTTACGTATTCAATTTCTTCAAATGTAAGATAGTCCATTGTTGGAGAATTGTCCCGACAAGGCTCAAGAGCATGTGTCTTAATATTAGTAACAATGCTTACATGAAACGCATTATAGTTATAGACAGGAATAAGTTTATTTGTTTTAATATCACTCATTAAATATAATTCCACCTTCTTGTTTAAATTTAAGGGGTAATGCAAAGCAAAACCCCTCATTATGTATCATATTATTTATAATTACGCTGTAAACGTAATTTTACCTACCTTCTCAGGATTGGTTACTTTAATACCATACTCATAACCAGTAAATTTTAAAGAAACAACTTCTTTATTGTTATCCATAGTTTCATATACTCTTAAAGCTCCTCTATCAGCAATTTCACCAATCTTACCAGCTACACCAAAAATTCTCTTATCTGGGACAAGTAATTCACCATCAGCAGCTTTCTTAGCAGCAGAGAAACCAGCTATTAATAAACCACCATATTCTTTTACTAAACCATATCTATTATATGCATCTTTCATAGAATCACTCATATAAGAAGAGTATCCAGCCATATTTGCAATGGCTTGTGCATACTTATTCAAGCCAAAAGAAAATGGTGCATCGCCAGTATCAACCTGATCAATAACATATAATGCAAGTTTATCAAGAGTTGTTTTATCAAGAGTAGAACCAGTAATACCAAATACCTGATCAGAACCAACAATTGCAGCATCAAGAGCAGCAAATACATCCTTAATTTTCTTATTATCAAGAGCTTCTTTTGCAAATACAGCTAATGTAGCCATATTCTTGAAACCACCTCTACGAAGCTGTGCATAGGATATTTCTGTCTCTACCTGAGCATGTTTCCAAGTGGGGGTAAGTACGGAACCATCAATATAACTCTTATCCACATTTCCGCCTTTAGCAGCATCATATGCAATAAGTGTATTCTTAGGAGTTTTATTGATAATATAATCATCAAACTCACCTACAGAGCCACGATTAAACATAGTATCAAGCAATGCATCTGGCTTGTCATAAACGGGATCAGTAATAGTCTTAATAATAAATTCTGCTACCTCATTATCAGAATCCTTACCTTTTGTTCCTATTTCTTTTGCCCAAGCATCAACAACTTCGGAAATCTCTTTTTCTTCCGATGTGAGATTGCAATTACCAACAACCTTCTCAGCCCAGTCATACATCTGACCTTCTTTATTCATAATTTCAGCAATTTCTAATTTAACGGACATTTATAATTCCTCCTTGTTTAATATTATTTTCAATTAGGCTATTGTCGCCCAGTCAGTAACCTCAAATACAATGCCGGAATGTGTGCCAGCATCTTTATATGTAATACTTGTAACCTTTAAGTTGGATTTGGCACTTGTCGCTCCCTTTTCAAACTTACCATCTGTACCTACTACAAGATAATCACCAACTGCGACAGTATCAGCCTGATCAGTAAAATATCTTTCACCAATAATAGGTTTAACTAGTACAACAGGTTCATCTTCAGCAATCTTTTCAAAAGTATCATGATAATCGGATAATTCTCCATACAGCGTATATACACCAGTAGGAATCATTTCTTTTGTAACCAAAAATACATCCAGAGCGGTAGCAGAAGTGGGGAAAGCAGTCTCTTTATTTGCACCCTTAATAGCACCCATACCTTTAACCATTGCAGCGCCAGCTACATATGTAGCATCTGCGTTCTTACCATTAATTGACTGTAAAACTCTAAGCATTATAATTTCCTCCTTTATTTTCCTAAGAATTTTTTCATAACAGATACTTTATCAACTGTTACATCATCATCCACTAAACTAGCCGAAGCTACATTTGTGTCTTTCTTTGTTTCTTTTGTTTCAGATATTTCAACTTCTTCCTTTTCTAAAGAAGCCATATATCTTGTTGCAACTAATTCTTTTAACGCCTTTTCATCCAGCGCGTCAACGAAACCTTTAATCTCTTGTGAAGACTCAAATTCTTCTTTAGTAATAAGACCAGACTTTTCATATTTTGAAATTAAATTTTGCTTCTTTTCAGAAGTTTCTTTTTCAATGCGTTTCTGTTCAACTTGTTCAAACTTTTCCTTAAAGGGAGTGAGTTCACTTATTTGAATTTTTAAAACTTGAATTTCTTCGCTTGCTTTTACAATAGCATCATTTTTTGATTCAATCTGAGAATTAATTTCTGAAACACTAACTGTAAGTTTTACATTCTGTGGCTCAGAAAGAACGATTTCTTCGTTTTCAACTTCATATGTAAATAAAACATAATCAAGTTCACTTTCTCTATTCCAATCCTCAAACCATACTGTTTTTTCTAATGGAAAATGGAAAGCAATCCACCCATATGTATCAAGTTTCTTCTCACATGCATCCATTAGCTTCATTCTTAAATCTCTATCAGTCAAAGCTGAAGTTTCAACATTTTCTGCATTTTCTTCTACAGATTTGGTTGGTGCTTCAGTTCCTTCTGAACTAACTTCAGAATTTTCGGTTGTTTTTACAGTGCTATCTAAATTTTCATCTGTATTAATAGCTTCTTCCGAAACTTCTGTTTCTTTATTTTTCTTCAAATCTACGTCCTCCTTTTCTGTAGCATTTATATTAAGCCCATCTAAAATATCATGGGATAAGGCTTCTGCAATTAATAACTGACTTTCTTTTGTTGATAATGAAACTGCCTTTGCATCTTTTCCATATGCTGGGCTAGAAAATTCATACCCTAAAAGACAATTTGATAGAAAGACATAGTCAGTAATCTTTTTTATACCATCTTTAAATTCATAAGCAGATGTTGCAATTTCCCAAGAACTAAACAATTTATTTTCTGCAAATAATCTTCTGATTGCAGCAACTATATTTTTATTTCTTTTCCATATTCTATATTTTGCAAATAAACACGGCAGAGTTCTTTGGGTTCCGTCAACGTCAACGTTATCATCTTGAATATAAACTTCTGTATGAGTCCCAATACTATCAGTAGCAAATGCAACTTCACCATCTTCATCTATGTACATTTCGTGACCACCTAAAGTGGGTTCACCTTTGCTATTAACTCTATAACGAGCTACTACAGGCATATTTATAAGTGTCTCCGCCTTTTCTTTAGCCCCTTCTGATGGCAACATTGCATTATTAAGATTAGGTTCATCATAAAAACAAACTCTATTTGTCAATTCTAAATATGATTCATTTTCTGCTATATCTATTGTTTGACTAGATAGGCAAACTATATCTTTATTCAATTATTTCACCACCTTTCAAAGTTCCTATCTCAATACCATTGTCAGACAAAACCTTACGCAGTTCTTCCTGATTTTGCGTAACAAAAAAGACGGTCAATTTTCCGTCTTGTTCTAATAATCTTATTTTCTTTTTACAACAAGGACATATAATATATTCTTCCATAAGCCCTACCTGTTCTTATTGTATTCTTGATCATAATTTGTCTTATTTGTTTCAGTATCAGAATTTGGCCTACCACTGTTATTATTTGAACCATTAGAATTGTACGATGTTGCTCTAGGAGTAAATATTTTATCATACCCTTTTTCTTTTTCTGTTTTACGTTTTGACAATTCGTCATTAATGTCCAATCCGATAGTATTATATACAGTTTCAAGGCTTGCATTAAGAGTGGTGTATAAAAATGTTGCCAGTTCAAGTTTCATTTTAGCTTCAAGCTGCTCTGAATCAATTATTGTAACTTTGGGACAATATTCAACTGGATATCCATTGTCTTTCAATACTTGTTTATACCATCTTTGTAATATATCCTCTTGCTGTTCTGAAATTTTATTGATTGTTCTTAATAATTGAGCAATAGATATGCTGGCTGTACTTACAGATTGAGAAGAAGAATCCATTAGAAATCCAATACCTAAAGTATTTAATACTTTTGATCTATAACTGTTAACAGTACTTACATCTGTTAATTCAGTTTTACTTTCTACATATTTTATATCCTCAACATGGGCAGGAGCAGTAACAACAACCGTTGGTTGTTTCCATGCAAGCATAAAGTTATCATGAGCATATGCCATTTCTTCAAAACCTTTTTTATTATAATCTGTTCCCAAAACTTCTTTTCTTAACTTTTGAAATATAATTTTCTTGGCTTTAGCTTTGCTGTTTACTCTATCTGAATTTTCAAAAGTCTCAAGCATAATTGTAGGTTTTAAAGCCCTAAAGATAGGAGATAAGCCATACTTCCTATTAATATTACCTATTCGCATAACACCAATATATTTAGGATTAAGCTTTGCATATTTTTCTTTGTCAACAAATGCTTGATATACCTCTTCCGGATAATTTGCTTTTACTTCTTCATCCATTGTATCAAAAAATAGTGCCTTATTTTTACGATTTTTTTTATATACTCTTGTTAGACGATTTCTAAGTTCTTGAACATCTAGCAGTATATTTGGTATACCGCCAATGTTATAATCTGAAACTTCAACTATACCAAGTGGATAGTAGTCAACAAAATATGAACCATCGTCCCTATGTCTAAGATATTCAATATATGTACCTTCTGCATATGTAGTCGGTATTGAAGTCCTAATTAAATTCTTTATATTAATCTGGTCATTAAAATTATCAATAAATATTTTTGTTTCATCTAATGTTTTTAATTTATTTCTTCCTTCAACAACATTAGTATAAGATAATTTTATTTCAGTATTTACATTAGTTTCAATACATTCAACCGTTTTACCAATAATATCATCTTTATTAATATATTTTCTTATAATAGCATTAATCTTTAATATTTTGTCTAAATCAGATTGAGGCATATCTGCCAGCTCTTCTAGCTTTTCAGGTGTGACAATTATATCAGATACAAAACCATCTTTTAGATATGTAGAGTATATTTGATTTGTTGCATCATACTTAGTAAATGCCTGAGACAATATTTTTTCTATATCACTTTCTGGTGATGTAACTAATGTTGTGTTTTCATCTAACTTAGAAATTACTACGACATCAAAATCTTTTTTATTTTCTTCTGACATATATAACCTCCTCTCTAAAATGATATTGAGCTTGCACAACGTGGAGCATTTGAAAAATCTGCTTCAACTGGCTTGTTGATAATGCTGCCTCTTCTTAGCTGAGCTAAATACCAACATAATAAACCAAAAGTAAATGCTCTATCATCATGCATAGTATTCCTTTTATCTGGAGGAAAATCATATTTCACATTTCCAGCACTTGTATACTTACACATTGTAATAATTTCAGTTTTCATTAAATCAATTTGTGCTAAAGATGCTTGCTCATCATGAGATAAGTCATATTTGATTTCGTTTCCTTCATCATCAATATTAATTAAATAATCTTTACCATCAAAATCAGCAGGAAATGTAACTACTCCAAGTTTAACCATTTTTTCTGTGGCTTCAAATATTTCATTTCTGTGTGCCCTTGGATCTACTAACTTCATAATATCAATAGCATCTGGAAAAGTACTTACAGCGGTTTCATTTGCTTTATGTGTTTTATCAATTATACCTTTATGCTCTTGTCCATCTTTTCCAAGCCAATTGTCTAGCATATAGTCTGAAACTCCACCAACCATTTGACCACCCGCACCAGAATCACAAATTACCGCTTTAATATTTTCATAATCTAATTTTCCTCTTTCATTTCCGTTATAATCAATTAATAAATCTTGAAATTTCTTAACCTGATCCGGTAATCTCATAGGTGTTTTCTTTTTGGTAGATATATCAACTAAGCTAACGACATTATGTAAGTCCATGCACCAACCTTTTTCATTGTCTTCTCTAAATTCAGCCATTCCTATAATACTATTGTCATTTAATCTGGCACTATCCCAAGCAAATCCAAATAATCTATTTCCCGTATCATTAACAAGCAATGGTGGTCTACGTTTTGTGTATTGCATAATATCACGCCTTGTCAATATTTGTCCCTCATGAGAGTCAGCGCTAAATTTATTATATAATTCCCTAAGTGCCTTTTCTCTATTGTCACCCATAGCTTTATCAACTTTATCTTGTGATATTAAAGGCGGATATTCTTCGCCATTGAATTTGGCTTTCATAACTAAATCAATAGTATAATTACAAGCAAAATATTTTTGATCACCCATAATCATACGTTCAGAAAAATATTTAAATTTCTTATAAAATTCAGAAGAAGTGTCACTAGCAGAAGATGCATATAAAAGTTGTCTGGGCATACCTTTTGGCTCTAATGTAATATCAACATTACCGCCAAGTTTAAAGTTCTCGTCTTGGTTTACAAAGTTTTCAGCTTGTACAAATAATTCGTCAGAAAACCAACCAGCTTCATCAAAGCAAACCAAATTTGCTCTCTTACCCTTAATATTTGTTACATCTGAATTCAATGTGTTGATTTCAGAACCATTAAATAAAGTACATGTAAACGAAGCAGGATTGTGAACAAATCCGTCAGATGTAGCGCCACTCTTTTTTAACTCATTAAAAAATACATCTGTACTACCAGTAAAAGATTCGATTTCTTTCTTTGTTATTTTTTCAACTTTTTTATATGTTTCCTTTGCTTGATCACCCGTATTTCCCAAGAAATATGTAACATGAAATGGAAACAGGGCACTTCTAAGCATAGTGTAAATAGCAAGTTCAGTTGTCTTTCCAGCATTTCTTGATTTTAGCCAGAGAACAAAATCTTTTGTCCATGAGTTATAAATGGCATATTTCTGCATGTCTAAAAGCTCAATTCCCATGAACCTACTTGAAAATTCTATAGGGTATGAACGCCCCCATTGTATTACTTTACAATACTTGTCATATGTTTCTAGTTTTCTTTGTGATATTTCTTTTTTTGATGGTCTATTGATAATAGTAGTAGACATTAATTATCACCATCCAGTTCCGCTTTCAAAGCCTTGTTTTCAATTTTTAGTATTCTAATTACTTCCTCTAATTTTGTGATTTTCGTCTGATAGTCGTCTAACATTTCTGCTTGTGTTGCTACCATTCTTGCATATTCATCTGAAGTAAAACTTAATTCATCAAACAAAGCTTTGGCATTATCTTTAGCAATTTCTTGAAATGAATTCGATAATTTTACATCAACAATATTAACTTTGATTTCTTCAAATCCATTTTCCGCCATTTCCTTCATGATATTGGTGAGAGTATTACTTCCTTTACTTCCTTTACCACTACCTTTTGCTGATATGCCATTATCATTAGCACTTGAGTTGATTGTTCTTGACAACTTGTCTTTAATCTCGGTAAGAGATTTTATTAAACTATTATCTGGTATCTTTTGCCTAAACTCACTATTAATCAGCTTATCTACATTCTCTACCTGTAAAGTTGTTTTGACTAACGAAATAACACTCTGCATTTTATGAGGGTCTTCAATTACATCATCTGTCAAATAATCTGCCAAAGTATTAAATAAGAACTTTCTGTTGGCATCTGTATAATTTTCATCATCAAAACAATCATAACCAACTGTTTGAAGTACATAAGCTTTATTTTTTCTATCTGAAGAATTCCATTTTGCCTCTTCCTCTGATTTTCCAGTGTCATATTCATCTTGTTCAGCTTTATCTTTTAAGGTATTTACTAAATATGTAGTGAAATTTTTTGCTTTATATTGTGTGCCATTAAGCAACTTACTATAGTTCCCATATGAAAAATTAGCATTAACTTTGACTTTTTCATACAAGTCTTCTGCAAAATAAACGTCAAGATAATGACAAAGGATAATGAGTGCCATCTTTTCATCTTTATATTTTGATTTCATATCGTCAAAGAGTTCATTCGCACAATCACAGCAAATATTTGTATATAACTCATTTGAAGTGAATAGTGGACTAGTTTTTGACATAAAGAAAAATCCTTTTGGATCATCTTTTGTTTTTCCACATCTAGTACACTTATACGATGGAGCATTATCGCTAGTAGGTTTAACAATACGCTTACTATTTGGAGATTTTGGTTTTGTAATAGCCATAGCAGTCAGCTCCTCTCATTATTTTTTGTATAGAAAAAGCAACTGATTTTCACAGTTGCTATGTTTAAATCTTATTAATAAATCTCTTTAAATCTCTTTTTAGAGCATACCAAAAACCTTTATTTATTTCTGATATAATAAAAGTGCAATTATCAATATGACATAATGCTACTAATTCATCTCTGCCTTTTCTTGCATCTTCTAATTCTTTTTCTGTCATAGCAGATGTATAGAAATTATCTTCTACATGTTCTGTAAAATAAATTAAACTGTCTTTGTGTTCTTTTAGACATTTCTTATATTTATAATAATTCTTTACCCATGATTTTGAATACTTATTAGTATAACAATTCCAATAAATATCTTTTGGTGATATCCCATATGGCACAATTAAAGAAGTTGCTCCACTAAAATAAGTGTCATAAGAATATTCTTGATTTTTGTCTAATTGACTTTTCCATAAATTCATATACTCATCTGCTTTATTATCAAATTCTTCCCATAATTCATCAGAATTTTTTACTGATACAGGTACTCCTACATTAAATATATTTGCATGACAATCTGTTTTATCATTATAAATAGTTTTTGTTACAACTTCATAGTTACGTAACCTATACAGCAAAATTATTCCTTCTTTCATATTTAATTAACAGTGGAAGAGTAGTAATCCCACTAAAAAAGCAGATAAGCTTTGACCCCTATCTACTTTGATGTAACTATGTATTATATTATTATTATAATTTTAGGCTGTCTGCCTTACTTTATTCTCTTTAAAAGTAACATTGTGCATTTTATTAAGCATATTCATTCTATCGGTATACCCCATATTCATGCGAAGTAACACTTGATTTTGTCTTTCAAGAAATAACAACTCTTCATTATGGTCTTTCTTTAAATAATCTCTAATAAGTTCATTCGTAGGACAATTATATTTGAGTTTCAGCTCTTGGCTCGTTAATCCTGTTACGATTTTATTTATTCCATCAGCTTCTACGGAATAGACAGATTTACTCGCCTTTTTATGCCAAACACGCAGCATCCACGCATCAACTTCAAAACTCATATTTTTGTATTCTTCTTTTTCTGGGTCACGAATTTCTAACCACTGTTTATTTTCGTGAACTACCTTTTCCATAAGGATAAAGTATTTTCTTACAATTCTACTTGTTTCCTTTAGCTCATTGCTTGCTTGTGAATTTCTACCAGTATACATCGCAATTTCTTTTGCCAGTCCTAGAGTCAGGAAATATTCTTCTTCATTAATAAATTTTCCATGATTATCATCGGTTTCCCGTGGGGAACTGATGATATAATCAACGTTTACCAGATAATCTTTTAAATTTGATTTAATCCATGTTGAAAACTTTTTCTTTACTCCAAGTTGCTTATGTAAGATTCTTGCGTCTACAGAAAACTCTTCAATATTTACATTATCAACTATAATTGGTAGTTTCTTTTGATATTCCATTACTAATTTAACTTCTTCTTCGTTACAACCTAAACGTTCTAATTCTTTTTTACTAAATTTTTGATTCATGTATTTCCCCTTACGATTTATTTACAAGCTTTTCACCTTGCATATTCCTCGCTGTAGAATATTCTTTTCACACATATTCCTAATTCGCTGTAGCACATCATCTCACGGGTGCTAATTATCTCTGTAATAGGGGAGCAGTGGGCTATTTTCACTTTCCACAAGTTTTCTCTGTTTATATGCGTTTTGGTAACCCGGACACGCTCCGCACGATATTCAATTGTAATGATGCAAATTTGCGCATCAAAAAAGACCATATCTTTTGACAGATACAGTCCTAGGTATATCTTTCTAAATGGTTGAGATTTCACTCTCGATTCACACATAGTTGGGATTTTATACCCTATTTTCACGATAAAATTCTAAATTGATTGTTTGCGTATCATATTATCCATAATAAAAAATTAATCCTCATCGAATCCAAATAGAAGAGTAGGTATATCATTTTTATCTAACATGTCAAGTACATCCTGTTTTGTATCTTCCTGATAAACAAAAGCTAATGTTGCCTCAGAATTAAAAGGCTTATATTCGGAAGTGTTATCATCATATCTTAATGCCGGCTCTATCCAAATCTCGTTTAAGTCGTTTATTGATAAGCAGTATAAGTCATCATAATCACCATCAATACATTTTCCTTCAAAGTCAATTACAGCAATCTTAAATTCATAATCCAATTCAGGATTTAATAATTCTATAAATATTTTCTCAATTAATTCTGCTTTAGCATAAACCTCTATTGTTTCATACTTTCTAGCACAATCAACAGCTTCTAATATATTTGACACCAAACAATCTTCACAGCAAAAATCTGTAATCTGAAGACGATCATCATCTTTAAAATTATATATCATTGTCCTCATTCCTTTTCTATGTATTATATTATTTTTTAATTTAACTGCACGTCTTTAATTAACTCTATTTCATTAGGTTTTGTTATAATAATAGTTTGGCTTGCAACAGTAGCACAACCAAAATTAGTACTGTAATCGTTGTATCCGCTTAAGCAGCCACCAGAAACTATGTATCTTCCTTTATTTTCTGAAATCACTCGATGATTATGTTCATGTCCTTTTAATAAAATTTGATAGAATTCTTCATCCATAGAAATATCATTCTTTAAATCTGTCTTATCATCCTTGGCACCCTTATCTCCGTGTTTTGCTTTAATACTTAATCCATTGACCATTTTTACAATTTCTTTATCCGTATGAGGCCTATCTATTACTGTAAGCCTAACCAAATTAGATAATTCCTTGTATTTTTTTATTTGTTCGCAAATTATGGTATCTGCATTATCTCCATCTAAGTTGGCAGAATAATCTCCATTGGTGCGATCATGATTTCCATAAATACTATCATATTCGACATTACACTTTTCGCATAAGGCCACCAATAATCTAAAAATAATTTCAATAGCATGATTAATTTGTTGTGCTTGATTAAACTCACAAAACTGAGATTGATTCTTTCTCATAGAGATGTGCTCTATCATGTCTCCGGTATTGATAACGTAAATATTTTTTACATCATATAACTCAATATATCTACGACATTCAGAAATTAATTTATTAACACGATTATTTGCTATTTCCCAATTGTAATAATTACCTTTGCAATTTTCTATAATATAGCCAATATGCCAATCTGTTATGTGAACAATCATTTTATATTCGCCAATTTCATCTAACTCAACATGGCAATATTCCGGAACATTAACAGTAAATCCATTTTTCTCTTGAATAGCAGCAAGTTCTTCCGCTATAGAAATTGATTTTACAAATTCAGTTTTAAATTTATTAATCTGAGACTTATCATTTTGTAGTTGCTTCTTTAACAGAAATTGCTCTCCAATTAACTCTTTAGCTTGAGAAATTTTTGTAGTGGAAGAGGAGTTTATAACACCTTTCCATTTTAAATATTCAGATACAAATGCTCCACCAAAAATTGTTTGAGAAGCTTTTCTAACCGTATCATAATGAGCTTTGATGTTATATTTTTCTTTTATTTCATTCCAATCTAAATCATTTAACCCAGTCATTTTATCCGATATATCTTTCAAACATAATTCATATTGTTCTACGTTAATTCCATACTTACTAATTTCTTCTTCAAAGTTGTATATTTATAATCATTCCTCTCTGTATTCAAATTTTTCTTGCAATCCAACCTATATTGATGTATAGTGTATTTAGTGGAAGTTTACGATAAAATCGGAAATAAAATAAAATAGAATTATTCATCATCATCTTCATTAAGAAATTCAACTTCGTAATCATACATTTCTTCGGGTTCATTAAGAAATTCTCTTAGTATAGCAGTGTCTTTCTCATGTTCTAATATACGTTTAGAAGGAGTCGTTTTAAGTGACTCTATCCATACTTCAAGTAATTCTGTAAACTTATTAATTACTGGCACCATAAAAATAATAGTAACTATGCCTCCTATATAATACTTCAAATTTTTCATAGAACTACCTCTTGTTATTATTAGTTTTACATGTTATCAACGAGCGCAGCCAATTTGCTTCTCCACACATTTTGTAATTGTACATATCCAAAAACATCATTTCCCTGTAATATTTCAATCATTCTTAATAGTCCATTATTTTCGTTATTAAACATAGGATTATCTATCTGAGCATAGTCACCCTCTACAATTACTTTTGCTTCAGAAGACACTCTCGACAAGCATATCTTCATTAAATCAACCGAAGTGTTTTCTGCTTCAGTAATCCACAGGATTTCGTTGTCAAGTATTTCCATGCCTCGGCAATCAGACATACATACAAGTTTTAATTTTTCTTGTTGAATCATCATATCAACACCAAGTCTATTCCCAAACTTTGTTGTAAGTATCTGTCCTATATTTGATTGCATAGCCTTTTCTATAGCAGATCCACTATAATAGCCTTGCTGCTGTGCACCCCGTACTGGAGTAGGATTATGTAAAATAACCAATTTATCATACTTTCCGGTTTCAATAAGGTTCATAGCACAAACTAAAGATAAAAGAGACTTTCCGCTACCAGCCTTTCCTGAAATACCAGTAATTTGATTATTCATAATTGAATCAATTACCATTGACTGATAGATATCTTTGGCTTTTATTTTATCTCCAAAAGAGACTGATTTAACAGATTTCTTATATAAAGAAAGATGAGATTGCCCATCCCATCTGTATGCATCTAAAATATTATTCTTTTTATCCTTAATAATGAAATATTCATTTACAACTAAATCATAAACGTTATTCCTTATATTACCATAGAAGTATGACATTTCGTCATTATCCATAGATATTTCCAAAAACCCTTTGTATTGTTCCCTGTCTAACTGTTTAATACCTTCTGCTTTTAATCCAAATATCTTGTTTGCTATGTTTTTACAGCAGATATCATCACTTATAAATACAATTTCATGTTCTTTTGAATATAAATAAGCTGAAGCAACTATAATATTATCAGGAGTATATTCTAATCTAAATTCGTCAATGATTTCTCTAACTTCCATGTTGTTGATAACAACATCATATTCTTCTTTATGTATATCTAATAACTTTGATAATGTTCTACATTTAAATTTGACATCTTGATCTTTATTTCCTGATACTTTGATATTTTCTATTTCTTCTAGTGTTTTAGAACTACAGATAAATTTATTTTCAAATGCTTTGTTAAGAAGTTTGATTAAAGCATTTGTATCGTAGAATGGTAATTTATTTACCACACATTCACCATCTTTCATAAGTTATTATTTTTAATACTGAAAATCCTCTTCAACAATAGTCTTTTTAAGCTTTTTCTTTTCTTTAATATTCAATTTTCTTTTGTCTCTACTTTGCAAATCGGATATTTTATCCTTTGCGATTTTGTTTACTTTCTTAATCATTTTTTCTAAATCATAAGACTGTATTATATTGTTATCATTCATAAAAGATTATCAAATCTTCCTTTCATAGTTAAAATATTCTTCCGTAGAAGATAGCGGTATGAGTAGGATTTGAACCTACGGTGCTTTTACACACATCTGTTTTCAAGACAGACACCATAAACCAGACTCGGACACCATACCAAAAATAAGACCTCCTAAGAAGTCTTTATAGACCATAGACCCGTAGGTTACTATAGTATGATCACTTATTTCTAAATTGTCCATTTAAGGATTCGTTTTTAATTATTGGCTGTTTTACGGCCATATGAATTCATATGATTGACCACATTTAATCTGACTTCCCATCCACGTCAGAACCAATAATTCTAAATTTCCGTTTTGGATTCAGACAGTGTTCCACCCGTTGTATGCAGCAACACACCATCCGATAGAATAGAAGTATATGAAAAATATAGAAAGCTTAATTGAAATATTTGCGTTTTATATTATTTGCTATTAAAAAAATAGGGCAGAAACTTGCGAGTCTACCCTATTATATTTATATCCACATATCAAGCCTGTGGAGAGGCTATAAGATCCGGATTCCATATTTGTAGCCCGCAATTGGCAATAGCGGAGAAGTCTACTTGTACAATCTCGTACGTTCTTCCTTCATATAACACCCTCATTTTATTTTCTGTAATAGGCTTAAATACTAGGTTTATTTAAAAAGCAATACACCAAATTTATCTTATTTAGATGAAAAATTAACCATAAACTTATCCTTATTTGTCTTATATAACAAATTTAACATCTTTACCGTATATTTATTTGCATTTATTTCAACCTTTTTACCCCCATTATTTTTTTCTAATCCTAATGCAGTTTCTATTAACCTATTGATTGTTATTATATTACCTATCTTCATTTTTTTTATCTCTTCAATAAAACCGGCTGATTTATCCAAAAAGAATATCAAGTTATCATCATCTAGATTATTTATATTGTTTTTTACAAACATATCATATTGTTCAACAATATTCCTGATTTTACTCATCTGCCTATCATGCCCCCTACCATTCATTTTAATAAAAAACTCTTCAGTAGGAGTAGCGGCATCATTACTTGCCATTTGGATTGTATCCAAAACTTCTTCCAACCAATTCATAGGGCATACTAAATCTTTATTTATCCGCTTCTTTAGTTTATCTTTTGATTCTTTTATTTCTTCGTATGGAATTTCAAGACCATTTTTAGTATGTTTAATTTCTTTTGTATATTTCATGAATTCCGGTAAGTCGCATTTAATCTTTATGTGTTCACCATTACGTATCATATTATTTGCTATATTCATACAATCCATAGCTTTTATTCTATTGATTTCTGTAATTGGATCAACTTCATATTCACGCTTACAGCTATCAATTGCAACCTGCGCTATTACAGATAGAATGACAAAATTATCATATAAATCTTTATTACTTGGATTTGTCCAATAATATGTCATGGCGAGCTGTGCTAAGTTACTTGATTCTCCAATTGACATCCTTGATTTTGCAAATTTATTATCCATTTCAGCATAAGCAATTTTTGTGTTTTCATATGTTATATTGCTTTCTTGCAATTTATTAACAATCGTAGGATATTCTTCATAACATAACTTTGCATATTTAACCATAATTAGATGATTTGTGACGAATAAAAAATCGCTATCTTCATCCATTCCGTTAGCTCTATCCTGAATATCACTTTGTATACAATTTATCGCGATAATATTTTTACTAAATGTAAAATACTTTTCTATTTCATCACTATAGATATTATGTAAGTAACAAATATTGTTTGGAGAATTATGTGGGTTCCTAATTGCACACAGGTATTCATCAGCTTCAAATCTTTTTGTATAACACTGTATTGTTCCTTTTTCAAAATTTAATGTCGGATCTTTTGACCAATCTTCACCAACAGAATATAGCAATAAAGCATAAGGATTACCACATACTGTTAAATTATCAGCATTAATAGTTATTTTTCCTTTTCTAAGTTTATAAACATAATTCTTGATTATTTCTTTTTTTTCATAACGAAACCATTTACTATTTGCAAAATCTTTATTATGCTCATATAAATCAGCAAGCATTTCATAATGATTAATTTCATTTGCATTATTTCTCAAAAACTTTTCAAACTCATCATTATCTCGTTTCAGTAATTCAACATAATTGACACTTGTTTTTGCAATGTCTACAATATCGTCTTTAGTGCATGGGAGAGTATTAAGCATCTGGTAACTCATTTGTTGCACTAATCCTAATTTACTCTCATGATCAGTTTTAACAATACCAAAAACTGAACCATCTGCATTTATTTTATTACACCAATATTGATATGCTTCTAGGTCATTACCACCCATTAATTCTTTGAATTTTAACCATTTAATCGCATTATTAGTTGTAATTACTTTAATTTCCTTTAAAAAATGGGGTAATCCAAACATATCATAGATTACATATGTATCATAATCTTTATTATTTTTTTTACACCAGTCCTTAAAAAATAACTGCATATTGGTTCTGAATCCACACATCTTAAAAAAATGATTTCTCAGCAGTACCATCCCGTTTATATAATCTGGTAAAATACTGTTGTCAATAAGTCCCATACCATCCCACAAAGTATTTTTTACTCGGCTTTCTTTCTGTTCAACTACACATCTATTTTCTTTTCCATCAACTTTTTTATATGATTTTTTATATATAGGATTTCCGTCGATATCAAGCTTGCTATTTTTTATAGCATTTTGTCTATTTAATTCTGTTTTTTCTTCATCAATAACACGAATTTTAGTTTCATATTCTTTGGACTTAACAATATTAGTCATTGTTGTAAAGAAACTGTCTTGATCTTTTAATATTAGAACATCATTAATTGGTATATGTAATGTATCTATAACTGTACTTGTTACAAGAGGGGCATATGCTGACATTTCAACTATCTTAGCATTGTCCTTATCCATCTTATTCCCAAGTCCAATTGTTAACCAATCATATGCCTTTTTATATAAGTTTTCATTTATAAACATAACCTGGCCAACTTTTGCCTTGGATGGAGTACGATATAGCATTTTATAGTTTATATATTCAATCTTATTAATTTCTCCGTTTTTATCGAATGACTTATATTCTACTTTAACACCACTCTGATAAAAATCTTCTCTAATTTCTTCTTTTGATTTTTTAATACATTTTTCTTTATTGATTTCTATTCTATTGATGATTTTTTTTATTCGTTCTTTTGAATTATCATCTGCATCATCTAATATTTTTCTTAATCGCTTCATTTCTTCGTCATAAGATCTTGAGCCAAAATCAAAACATAAACAAATAATATCTCTTGTACTTTCACCTTTATGAACGTTAAGTCCATTTTTCAAAAGATATAGACTAAATAAACTATTGTTTAACATTGCATCAGTGTAGTCGTACCTATCACGTAATCCTTGATTATATCCATATAATGTTCCTGCTTTTATATTTTTTATCCTTATTCCGTATTTGCTAATAATTCATTCTCCTCTCAAATTTCAAATAAATAAATTTGTGAATAATATGTGCCATATTATCTATATTACCTTCCTGCTTTTCTATAATATATTCTACGAGCCTTGTCATTGCATTCCATTAAGTATCTATTATATGTACTTTCGTTTCTTCTGTTTTCTCTGACCCTTTCACAGTCTTCAGCAAAGACCAAATAACTTTGACAAGTAGAATGGCAACCAATTATTCTTTCTGTACATCCTTTACAGTTGTTCTTTATCATTATGTATTTCACCCCCCCCCATCGAATAAACGTATTATATTATCTGATATATTCAATTCTTCATATAATTTTTCCAACAAAGTTTCTAGTACTTTAAATATATAATTGACCTTTCCTATATAATTATTTTTATCAAACGATTTTACTTTATCTAATTTGTCATTGTTTAACTCATATAATGTATAAAGATCTATTAAATTGATTGTACTCATCTTTATTTTCTTTCCTAAATATCCTCCTGCTAGTGTGTTGTTGTTTAAAATTCATTCATAATACTTTGATGTAATTTATTTCTACATTCTTTTTCATCCATACTTTTATTCTCCTTCTGAGTGTTTTGTATTGTTAATCCAATTAATTAGTAATTCTCTCATTCTATGACTAGGTATGTATAAACATATTTCTTTTCCATCTCTAATAGCAGATCTCCATATGAACTGTAACATTTCACTAATAGCAAATGCATCCTGATCAACTTCAACCCCATTCTGTTCAAAAAAATTCTTTATATAAGGATTAAAATACTTATTAACCAAGTAAGCAACAGCAATTCTGTTTCTATATTCATTGGTGGCTCTCATGTTAGAAGATAAGAATCCTTTAGCATAACCCTTACCAGAAATAAGAGTTTGATAGTCTTTAAATGTTGTCCATAAATTTTCACTAGTTTTTGTTTTAGTGTAATTTTTAAAATAATTTGAAACAGCGTTCTTTAGTTGTTTCATATTTTTGTTCTCTTTATTTCTTTTGTACCATCCTTTAGACAGAGACGTATCCAAATCTCCTATGCGATTCAATTTATCATTGTCGCATATATGTATTAACTTCCCATAGTCTAATTTATCATATAAGACGACTTCACTGGTAAATTCATATGTATCAACAGAATTGCCTTTTACATACAAGTAATTGTATTCAACATCATAGTAGTCATAATAGTATTTCTGCGTTTGAGCCTCAAACATATATGTAAGGATGTAGATATTATTAAATGCTTTAAACGTACTAATAGGGAATAACCACATGACTACTGATTCCCCGTATATAGCAAGACAATTTAAATCGCATAATCTTTTAAATTTTTCAAATTCTCCATGATAATCAGTTGCATACCATTCCAATAAATGTTTGTCTTTGATTCTTGCATACTTTTCCAATATCGTTGTCAGATCATCTTTAGATATTTCAATTGTTTCAATGACATCTGCGACCTCATCCATAATTAATGTATAATTATTTGTATATGCCAATTCAATTATTTCTTCATCAAATAAACTAAACAGTGAATGAGTAGATACAATGTTATATCCCTGATTAAACAAATATTTAATTCCATTTATTTTTGTACCAAAAGATTCTGGTTGTTTAAATTTTTTAACTGGACAATTATCTATTACACGTTTTACTTCAGTTAAATAGGGAGTTATGTATAAAAACCTGTCTTCATTGTTTGAATTGTTAATAAAGTTAATTGCAGCACTTGTTTTACCGTTGCCCATAAGGGCATCTACTATATTTACTTTCATCAATCACACACCTTATAATTATTTAATATAGTTGTTTCATATTATCTGTAATAACGATTAGAACGTTATTTTTTTAAAAAGTTCTAGTTATATTTTAAGAATCCTTGATTTTAGCCACTTTTTATCTATCCACACCTTAAATGAAAAATTAAAAAGTTCTAAAATATTTTTTAAAGCCTTATTTTACTAGGGTTTCAGACGTTACATCTAATAAGAAGGGTATTATATAAGTTCTAAAATAAATAATAAATAATTCACTCGAAATGGCTGCTTTTTGCCATTGAGAGACACAAGCTGCGTATTTTGCAGCGCAGTGCGTAAAGTGGAACAGCCAAGAAATAAATCTTGGTCAAGATGTATCAATTTCTAACAGTAAATAGATGTGTTTTGTCTGAACCATATTGCCTATACCTCCAAACGAATCTGTATCATATTATTTAATAGTGCCTGTTTATTTGTGTATCTTCTCCTTACACTTAGATAATACCATAAATGTTAACTCTTGTCAATGATATGTTTCATATTATATGTATTAAATCGATTCATTTTCTTTTTTGTCTTTGTCAGACGATAAAACCGTCTTCCAAATCCAAGCCTGAAGTCTTGTTAAATTTATTTATTAGATTTTCTTTCTACCTTTTTACAGATGTTTCTGATGAGTTTTGGATTTATATAATAAGGTAACGAATACTTATTTCTGGATCTGGAATATTTTCTGAATCTGATCACATATCTGTAATAATTTTCAGATACGGCTGCAATGATAAAACTTCATTAAATATATTTATTGCAAAATAATAAGAAGCTGATAGCTAAAATTGATTTTTAAGGTGTAGGTATAGTATTTACCGTGTTAGCTATTACAATTGAAATTTGATGCATTTTACGTTATTTATCACAAAGGATTACAGGTAATAAATATAAAAGTATAAGGTTTGATTTCTTGACTCATGATTTATAATGATGTTATTTCAATATTTTGGGCTGATTGACTTATGGTGCTTCATGTTATGGTTTGTTATTAATTCATTTATAAAAAATGCAGTTTATGGCTCTAAAATCGTTTATGCGTTATTACCCATAGAATTTACCGCATCTAACATTATAAATTGAATTTGAGCTATTAAGTTATGTTTTTTATCGTAGATTAGGGTAAGAGGAGATGAGGGAATAGTAAGTTGTATTATGTGATTCAGTGATGGTGTTATATTTTTTAATTGGTACACGAGAATGTTGGTTATGAGATCAATTTGATGTAAAATATACCCCCCACTTCGGTAGAGATGATAAATGGATAATATGAAACACAGTTCAAAGTATTGATTTTACTGATATTGCATGTTATTTTATGGTGGCAAGGAAGAGTGTTTACCTGGTACAATATAATGATATTTTAGGTGATTTGTGGTAAGTTCGATAGAATTCAGTGTTTAATAGGGCTATAGTGATTTTAGTGGGTAAAATTGAGAGTATAAGTATGTTCGTTTTATATGTATAGTCAATATTACTAAAATTGTGAAGATGGCTTATTTATTGGATTGTGTGAAATGATTATGATGTAAATAGTCCATTCTGCCGAACACTATACCGAACTAATGATGAATTTATTATGCAATTTGTACAAGTGGCTCTAAGTGGCTTAAATACTAGGTTTGATGGGAGTTTATAAGATTCGAATGTGGATTTTCAATATGAGGTGTGAATGGAACTGATAGGGGATATTTCTCCGGTTGGATTGCTCTTGAAAATGTAAATATACCCCGTCATATGATAGAACGTATGTTTATAATAATCCATAAAAGTATAGTATTATAGCCTATTCCAGATATCAATTACACTTTATAAGAAAATAAGGAACTGATAAAGCCAGTGTCATATGAGTACAGGCAAATATGAGGTGGATTCAATTTCATGACAAGTTTACAGTGTCATTTATGGTACCGTAGACCACAACTGTAATCTGTTCGATTTTCACTACCTTGTGTTACATAGTACTAAATAGAATATAAAGTAATAATCAATATAATATATAATGACATTAGATATAATATCACATAGTAATGAATACTACATACATTATCCTATGAATAAGTTAGCATATAATGAATGATGTTGTATACAAAACTTATATTGAAATCAATATTATATAATAGCATAATAAAAACTATATTATGTAGTTTTAATAACTACATACATAGTGCGTCATGCATCATATCACAATAGTTATCTCTTATAATTTACTAGTAATATTGCACAAT